AATAGGGAATGCACTCGCCCGGTATTTAATGCGACGGTCTATCAGACTGTTGGTCATGCGGCCTCGTTTTTGGCTTTCGCCTTATTTGCAAAGTATTTCCGGCGAGCAGCGGCAGGCAAATCCAGAGCGTCCAAATCATCTTTGTCAATGGTATAGCCGCACATCTCGATGCCCTCGGCCAAGTAGTGCCGCCATGGCTTAGTTTTTCCCGTTTCACGGTCATATGATAACCCTGTCCCATCGGCTTTCAGATGATCGATGGCGAATTTTAGCCTCACCATAAGTTCGCCGCATATTTTCTGATAATCTGGCTTTTCAGTTTTCTGTGTCATATCAACTCCATAAGTGACGAAATTATTAATTTTACATCGTAAACTGATTCTGCTGCGGCTAAGGCTTCATTGATTTGCTGGCGCTTAACCACTCTGTGTGCCTCAAACAAACTGGATGAATTGGCCTCGCGATATTCGGCAATCCTCTCTCTATCTGTTTCAAGCAAGCACTGGACTGTCGGGCTAGTTGTGTTGGTCATGCGGCCTTCGCTTTCAGGGACGACAAAAAAGATGCCCCAATAAAGCCCAGCGCGACAAGGCCAGTAACGAGTTCAGGAATCGGCGTAAGCGTGCTGGCGAGGATGAGGAAGCCCAGAGAGCCGATGCCCCAATGCGCACCATGCTCAAGATACTGATACTCCTCCAGCGTGCCTTTGCGGACGAGGCTGATGGTCATGCTGCGAATTACCCCCGCTCCGATGCCAAGGCCTATCATGATGACGATGATGTTGTTGGTCATAGCAAACGCCGCGATAACGCCATCGAGCGAGAAGCTGGCATCCAGCACCTCCAGATAGATAAATCCAGTCAGGCCGCTGGCAGCTACGCCATGTCCGTCACCCATCACGCCCTTAACAGCTAGATAGGTCAGCAGCCCGATCACACCTGCGAACAGGGAATCCAAGCGGTGCGCTTCAGGGATAGCGTATTGTAGCGCCAACAGGATGGCGCACACAAGCGCCGCACCGATACCGTTGATGTTGCAGGCCATGTAACGCTCGAAGGGCAACCAGTGATGCTCTTTGTCGCCGGAGAGCATGTAATTGAAGAATACCATGAGCAGAAACACGCCACCGAAGGACGAGATAGCGGTGTGCGATTCGATAAGGCGTGCGCTATACTCTTCAGGAGCCGACCATGCCATGTTGAACACCTCGATCATGCCCAGACCGCTGGCGATGGCAACGATAGCGACAGGCAGCACCAACCGGGTGCCAAACACAGCGATAGGGAGCCCGTACACAAGGAAGCGATGCCTCCACGTCTCAGACATATTGCGCAGCACGCTGGCGTTGACGATGGCGTTATCGAAGGATAGGGAGACCTCCATGACAACGAGCAATGCGATGGTAAGAAAAATCATAAATAGCCCTCTTCTCTCAGGTTAAGTTTATTTATTTAGCCATTTGACCAGCGCGGCTGTCCATTTGGCGGTGAAGTAGATAACGGCAAAAATAGCGAGGATGATGAGTAGATTTACGCCCGTCATGGGTCTCTCCTTAGTTTATGGTGGGCTTGTCGCCCAGAAAATTAGTAAAACGACCTTGAGCGTCCTTACACAGCATCCACTCTAGCTCTCCGAGCACTCGCCCCGGCTCTATATCGGCGATGCCGCTCCAGCTTTTGGTCTGGGTCTCCAGCATAAACATCACCACTTCTACAGCCTTGGGATGGGTGCTTACAGAGGGGTACATATCGCGGTTGTCCATGAACTCTTTGGCCGCTTCTTGGTCACGGATAGTATAGGCTTCGGACACGAATAGCACAAAATCCGCTCCCATTTCCTGAGCCCGTATTTTGATAAGCATGGCGACCATATCCTTTTGCTCATCACTGCCAAATGGCGTTCCGATAAGTTGGCGCTCATCGCCCTTGCCAAGGATGAAAACCGGACAAAGCTCTTGTGAGCCCTTAAGATTCTTGCGTGCGACATCAACAGCGGCAGTTATTTGTGGGTCTTGCGGGTTCATTTCACGCATCCTTCAGGCTTGACGACAGCGGCAAGCGGGAGGCACGAGAGACCTCCCTGCTTGCTGTCTGCATCGAGAAAGCACACCACATCATAGCCACCCGGCTTTACGACCGGATAAACGCCACTGATAGTGACCATGCGCTTGAAGCTGCCCTCGCCAGTGATGAAGAGGAAGCCCCAGATGAGGAGCCCGACAGCGGCAATTGCCAATGCGATGAGGCGTGCCATGGTTAAGCCGTCAACTTGCGGATTTTATCCACGACTTTTTTCTCCGAGTCCGAGAACTCGCCGTCAGCGTTCGCAATCTGCGAAGCAACGCCGATCACGCGGATACGGGCGATTTTGTCACGAATGACCGCAACTTTATCGTAGAGGACTTCTTCAGCAAGCTGACGATCAGCGTTGATGAGATTCACATCGCTGTCAAACGCCTTGCGGATTGAAGCCTGATTGAATCCCCGCAGCGATTCATGCTGAGAGATAGCTTTAAACGCCGCGTCTTTTTCGACTTCAGAAATCGAACCGTCTGCTGCGGCTACCAGAACAGAAGCGGACACAACCGCCAGCATCTCTTCCTCGTTAGCCAGCGCTTCAAACTTATCTCTGATTTTGTTAGCCATTTTGCCAAGTGCACCGAACATAGTTATACTCCAAAGGTGAGAGGAAGCGGGGGACACAACGCCCCCCACTGTAGGTGTCGGACGACTGTTTAGTCGTTCAACGCGCCCTCGAAAGCCGACATGAAATCGACTTCATCGAGCGCTTTAACATCAACGATGTCATATTTAGCGCCCGTAAGGTCGTCATCCAGAGTGGTGAGGAAGTCGCGCAGGCTAGGGTCGATAACGCCAACGGTGAGGAACGAGATATTGAACTCGCGCTCGTCTTTCACATCATTGGTGATGTCGATGATTGCCTGTTTAACGGCTTCTTTATCGTTAGGAGCGCCATCGGTAGCAACGAACAGAACGGTTTGCTCTTTGTTGCCATCTTTATGCAGCTTGTAAGCCGCACGAATGAGGGCAGCGGTATCGGTGCTGCCTTCGTTTGCTTTCAGAGCGCCGATTACTTCAGCGGCCTTCTCTGCGGTCACGCCCGTGTATGGGGTGATTTTGGAGCCGAAAGCAAGAACGTCGATGCCATCTTCGTCCCATTTAGCGGCTTCATTAGCGAAAGCGATAACCTTTTCTTTCAGGTATTCGATACGCGAGGTGTTGCCGGGGCAGTCAGTATGACCCATGGAAGCCGAAACATCGACACCGAAGATGAAGTTATCACCTTTGTTCAGTTCGAGGTTGTTCAGGTTTGGCGTGGTAGTGGTCGCAGGTGCATTCATAGCGATTCTCCTAGTAGGGTTGATTAAAGTCCTGTGGCTATTTACCCACCGTCCGCCCGTAAACGGGTATTCTGTAGAGGGGAGAACCTAATACACACGGTATGCGAAGTCAAACGAAATCACATACCGCGTGTATGCAGGGTTTAGTTGGTGTTGTTGTTAGCCAACAGAACCTTAGAGCCTTTGGAAGCTTTCACGAAGATGTCCTGACCTTCGATGACATTGCTTTCTTTTGGCTTCAGGAAGTTCTCATGGGTTTCCATCGCGCTTGCAGCAGCCAGCAAGTCTTCTTGCAGAACCTTGCCTTTGATGTTGCCACCATCAGTGCGGCCAATAGCAGCGATTTTAGCGCGTTCCGTAACTTCACGAATGAAGGCGGGAATTTTGCCAGCCAGAGCAATACCGATTTTCTTCAGATCGGCTTTCTCATCCAGCAATCCGCGAGCATACAGCTTGACGAGACGTTCAGCAGCCTTGGCATCCGGTGCCGTGACTTCCACCAGCGTATCGAGGCGACCCATGCGCAACATAGCAGGGTTGATGTTCTCGATGTGGTTGGTCGTCAGCACAGTGATGATCTCCGCACCCTTGGTATCAACGCCATCCAGAGTGTTCAGGATGTCGTCGATCTGGTAGGAACGATCACCATGCATAGCACGGTCGATATCTTCCGCGAAGATAACGCATGGCGCATACTGAGCGGCGAACTGGAGACCCATTTTAAGATCATGGGTTTTATCCAGATATACGAACGTCCAGCCATTGCGAGCCGCTTTCAGGGCAGCGACATAGGCGGTCATGGTTTTGCCCGTACCGTAAGGGCCATACAGCAGGATACCGCGCTTCAGTGGCACACCGAACTCACGGCAAGCCGCCGTCTGCTCAATTGGAGTGAATAAGCCGATCTCGATATCTTTCAGGACTTTTTCACCGAAGATAAGCGAGTCATCAGAGATGCTGCCCAAGTCCATGAACTTTGGCGAATCCTGAAGCGGGTCATAGTCACGCACGCGGTCGCCATCTTCGTCCAGATAATCGAACGCGACTTTGACTGCTTTGCCTTTGTAGATGCTGTCCGTTTTCAGAATCTCACGAGCAAGATCAACAATCTCGTTGATGGCCTTGGCGTGTTTCTTTTTCACCTTGCCGCCGATAACGAAAGCGAGATGCGGTTCGGTCTGGATGCCAGTTTGCAAATGCCCTTCAATGCCGGGGATTTGAATGCGACCGAACGGAACCTGCACGGACTCATTGACGCCCGTTTCTACGCGAACCATGAAAGGCGGCGTATCTCCGAAGAAGCCCGGAGTCGGGACGCCTTGTGACCAGCCGTAGATCGAGGCAATGGCTTTTTGCAGAGCAACAGCGCCGTCCATAGGCGAGCAAGGCAAGATGTTATGAACGCCGACCTCAGCTTCATCTTCTTTCTTCTTGCGCTGCAACCATTCGATGCCTTCGTCATAGCCCATCGGCTTGCCTTTGATGACAGGCAGGATGATCTGCGTACCTTCATGCACGATGGTTACGTCTTTGACGCTGGTGATTTCTTTTTTAGTTTCCGACATAAATTCTCCTGATAGTTTATAATGAAATGGTATTCCCATGTTTATCTCCGTGGCCGGACAAAGTGCTTGTTAGAAGCGGATGGGTGTCACCTTCTTGGCTGCGCTATTAGGCAACACAGAAGACAGTCCCGATTTTTTCTTAGTAGGTTTTTTCTTGCCCTCACTTTTTGGAGTGGATGGGAAAGCAAAGGCTGGAACCATAGTGTGGGTCACAGCCTTCAGGGTGCCATTGCGCTGAACGACGAAAGCTTGGCCGTCTTTCTCAAGACGCAAAACTTTCATGGTCGTTATTCCGTAGGTCGGGTCGTTCTTTTTGAGTTCGCCGACTTTCAGGACATCCAGCTTAGCTGACTGGCAGCTATAGGCTAAGCGTCCGAGGGTTTCACGCGTATGCGCTTCAGTGTTTTTCTCCACCAGCTTTTTGATAACATCTGCTGCTGATGGGAGTTTGGCGGTGGTTGCCTTAGCTGCCTTTTTAACAGCCTTGGCGGGGGTCTTGGTGGTTGCCTTGGTCATAGGGTTCTCCTTGGGTTAAAAAATAAACGGTCAGCGACCAACTCACAACATCACTGCACCGCATGTGACGCGGTGAGAACCCTAGGGCTAGGGCGCAGTATTCTGGCGGCAGAGGGACGGCGATTAACCCGTCAAAGTAATCATCTCCAAGCCTGCCGAGTTGAACGGCGTTTAGAACCGTCACTTGCCTCTGCCATAATCGCTATTCTTTTTTCGTCACCTTCTCAAAGCGCCGTGAATCGAAGTGGATAAGTGCGAACTCACCATCCTTCATATAAAATCCGAGACGTATATCAAGACGCTCACGGAAATACGGCGTATGGTGCTCCCCCTCGGCTTGTGTGATGTAGGGTGTCTCCAGCACTTCCACGACGATGCAGTCTGTTGTCATCGTGGGTTGCCGCACATGACACAGGTTCGGCTTAAAGCGCACGATGTCTCCGACCTTGAGCGGTTGTTTCTTGAGGTAGTGCGCCAACACTTCCTCCAGCGGACGCTGTATGCCCTCAGGCTGGCTGTCGTCTTTGTCTGCGATACCACGCAGTTTTTTCAGCATTACTTCAATCGATTCGTCGCCCATTTTCTTCTCCTTGGGTTGGTGTTAAATAGCCACTGGCTGTGAGCCAATGTTGAGGACAACGCCAGTCTGCTTGCCAGCCAGATAGCCGTTGAGATATTGTTGATGCTTAAAGATCAGCCGCCATTCTTTAATCCACGGCGATGCGGATGGACGGCCAAAAATTGCATCTGCAAACCCGGTGCGATATGGGTTGGCGTTTAAGGGGTTCGGTTTATCAGGTGTCCGGCTCATAAATACTCCAATGTGTGGGTTAATCTTCGTCATCACCAAAATCCATATCGCTGCAAACGATCACATCGCCATGGATGGAATAGGGCGTATCGACTACGGCGCGATAAAGCGCGGTCGCCTTCACGTTGACGGGCAGGCGCTTCAGCATCCCGCTATCATCCACCAGCATGACGGCTTGGTTGATGCTGTAGGTGCTCAAACGCAAGGCATCGATGCAGTCGCATTTTAATGCCTCGTGCACGCTCGAAAGGGTCGGCGCTTCCTCGACTACCTGCTCGGTGCCGTTAGCGCGTATAATCGTGTATTGCCCGCGTTTAATCATAGCTTCGCCTCCAGTTGCTCTTTCCATTCGATAAGCAATATCAGAATCATCAGCGCGTTCAGTTGGAAAATCATGGCGAACCACAGAAAAAACCATGTCCAGTTGTTAATCTTCCGAGGGTCAAACGTCATGTTAATCCCTCTCCAAATACCAAATGAACAGCCCCATAGTCGTTATGAAGGCGAGGAAGGTTATCCCTCCCCTAAACGTGTCCCACCAGAACGGTACGGTTGCGCAGTCCATCACAGCTCGTCCTCCAGATAGCCGATTTCCTCGTTCTCAATATCGGCAAAAGCTAAAGCTTCTTCGATATCGTGTTCGGTGGGAGCGTTGTACATCTCATTGACTTCATTGATAAATTCAGCTATTCTCATCGCTGTCTCCTATTGGTTAGTGGGTTGTCGCGTCTTCGGGTTTGGTAGTGTCGGCTTTGGTTTTCTCCGTGACGGGGCCTTTAAGGATGCCGCCAAGCAGCGCTTCCATGTCAGGCTTCATGGGCAGCTTTGCTCTCATCACAGCCGCACAACAAGCGGAGCCCAACACCGTGCGCGTGGATTCGTCTGTCATTTCTTGCGTGAGTGCCATCGTCAGCCCTGAGATGAGCTGTTTAGCAGTCCCGTTGATAGCGCCTGTATGATAGACCCCTGTGTCATTTTCGTTGGCGATAACCGCTAGGCCATAGAACGGGATTTCATTGTCCATAAACTCTTTGTAGAGCGCCCCCAGCATCTTGGATGCTTGAAGTCTGGTGAGCTTAGTCATGGTCTTCTCCTTCGGTTAAATCGACATTCAGGGTGGCCAAGGTGGCCGGATTGGTAACAACTGCTTTTTCCGGGCGGATGAGGTCGCCGTGCTTGTCACAAAACGTGCTCATAGCGACAGGGTAATCATCACTGCCCCACCACGCCTTTGCTGCCACAGCGTCCTCTGCGGTGAATTGGCGACCGCACTCATTGCGGCAGTTAGGAGAGGCACAGTAAGTGCGGTCACGGAAGCAAATCATGGCGCGGCCCTTTCCCATTTGTAGACGATTCCGGTTTGATCTAAATCAGCGGGAATCATCCGCGTTTCTTTGTCTTCTTTGCACGCCGAAACGGACAAGAGGAGGAAGAACATCAACGTGCGCATGGCTATTCCTTCTCTTTGCCGGGGAACTCAAGCACGTTGCCATCGCGCTTCACCTTGGGCTCCCGCTTCGGCTTCTTGGCAGGCGCTCTTTCCGAGGGCCCTATGCCCATCATCATGCCAAGGAAATCACCTAAGCCACCGCCCGCTTGACTGCTAACGCTCCGCATCGCTGGTGCCCATAACCGCCCGTTAAGGGGATGGTCAGCGAGCTGCTGGAGAGAGGTGATAAGCGCAGGCATGAGATCGCTACCCTCGCCATGGGTCGCAGCACATTGGCCGCATCTGCCATTATCGCCTTTCTCAACAATCACCACGTTAGCGGTGTATTGGAGGTCAGAATCAGCGCACAGCTTGAAGAGCGCCTTGAACATTTTAGAGGCGGTCACGAGGTCGATTTTCTCTTTAGCTTTGGTCTTGGTCATAGTCTTATCCTTATTTCTCGTTAGTGTGAATTTTCGGTTGCTTACGCGACAAACAGCATGTCAAAGACGCCCTGAGGGCCATAGGTTGACCACCGCCCGCCCTTATAATCCCAAATGCCACACTGATGGCCGTTGACCATGAAGCCCCATGATGCCGTGACCTTTGCCGGGTCATCCTGCACATTCGGCGCAAAGCCGAGAATGCGGGTGATGTCGTCTTTCGTGAAGCTAGGCGACAAGCTGCCAGTCTTGTGTGAGCCACCGATGGGATGTGGCACTACTGTGGGTATCGGGTTGGCAGGAGCTTCCTCTTTGATCGTAATCCCCCGTGTCTCGTACTTGGTCACGGTCAGTTCATAGCCTTCGGCGGCAGGGAATTTTGCCGCCAGCACCGTGCGCAGCTCTTTCATGCGGCCTTCGTGGGTGATGCTGCGGGGAGCGGTAGCGAAGAAGTGGCCGCCACGCAGGGAGACGTTGATTTCGTAGTATTCCATGGGTTGTCCTTTCTCGAAGACAGGGAAAAGTGCCCTCCCCCGAAGAGGAGGGCGAGGGGGATGAGTTACGCGGCTTTGAGTTCTGCCATTTTGTTGGCAAGCACCCAGAGTGCGCGGTTGAGGGAGGTGTCGCCATCGATGCTCTGCACAGGGCGTGTGGCGCGGTTGCTGCGGCGACCATCTTCATTCTGATGGGTGTAGCCTACGCCACCACGAATCAAGTTCTCCTGCACGCGGTTAAAGGTCTTCCAGAGGTCATTGCCACGGTCTGCCATCCGGCGGATGTCATTAGCCTGCCCGGCGCTGATAGGCGCATCTTTCAGGTTGCCATCTTCGTCCTTAGCGCTGAAGCGCAGCTCGATAGCGGCCTCTGCAAAGGCATTCTGTTCGCTGCTGGTGAGCTGAAGCTGGCTCATGTGCCCAACACGCTCTTGCACCTGTTCATTGCCCTCGATGATGCGGAAAGCACCTTCAATAACCTGATTCACGATGTCACCTTTATGGGCAACACGCTGCATCTGGCCATCTTCACAGGTGATGAGGCCATTGCTGCACACCATGCGAAACAGGCCGCTCATGAGCTGGTAAGAGCTCGTGCCGTCATGGGCATTGAGGAGGATGAGTTCGCGGAAGCTGTCGCCGTTGACGATGTTCTGCTGATCGGCATGACGCAGGCGAACCAGATGCTTGGTGAAGTTGCGCTTAACTTCGTCCTTGGAGCCACCCTGACGCACTTCAACAGGCACGAAGCCCTCTTTGCGCAGGCCAGCCAGCACGTCGATGGTTGGGATGTAGGTGTAACGCTCGGAGCGGGAATCATGTTTATCCTGAGCGAAGATGGAGGGAGCGTAGTGCAGCAGGGCAGCATCATCAAGACCCGCATTGTTGCGAACGATGGTAGCACCTTTGCCGAAGCGGGTGGTTTTGGTAGAGGTAAAAGCGTGTACGTTTGACATATTATTTCTCTTTCGATGTCCGGCAGCTTCATTGCTGCTGTGAGACAGAAACTAATACATCAGGTATGCATAGTCAACCCCCTAAATGCATACCCAGTGTATTTATTTTAAAATGGCATATCTAGTAGGTCGCAACCCTCTGTAGTAAATACATCTTGTGTATGAAAGAGTTTTCGGGGTATAATGGAAGACACACAAAAACAGGAGATTGCATGCGTAAAACAGTAAAATTCGTTGAACATCGCCACCTCCACGATACCTGTGGCTTTTTGCGCTTCCGTTCGACATGGTATTTGTTCGGGTTTCTGCCTGTATGGTCGCAGGAGTTCTTGTACTAATGGATGGCACAGCGCAGTGCGAGGTGTTGCGGTCGCCACCCGCCTCCGATTGGATTTGCACGTTTTGTGACGCTATCACATGGCGGCCACAAAAGGGCAAAGAGCCTAACGCATTTCATCGCTTCATGCAGGGGGTGTGTTTCGGATTCAAATGGCGTAAGGAGCCGATGGCATGACACCAGAGCAGTTCACTTACTGGCTTAATGGCTTTGCAGAGCTGAGCCCTGATACTCCACCCACACAAGCGCAATGGAAGCTGATTCAAGCTCATATCGCACTGGTGTTGACCAAGCGCACGCCAAAGCTGGAGCCGGAGGTAACGCGCAAGCTGTTTGAGCCCGGCGTGTATCCAGCGCCCTTCGACCGCATACAGCCAGTGAAGATGCCCAACAAGGAGCAGGGATGGCACCAGCCCGCAGACCCCGGCACCCTGTTTATTTGCTAAGGAAAACGCCATGAAGCCAGAAGACAAAACGCTACTGAAAGAATGCCTCCAGCCTGTAATGAATCGCCTGATAGGCCTGTTAGAGCGCGAGGGAATGATACCAACCAAGAAGAGCATGGAAAATGCCGACAAAAAAGCCAGCAAAGACACCGACCAAGCGTAGCAAGAGCAAGCGTGAAGAGCTGATAGCATCAGGAGCCCTAACACCGGAGAACGTAAGCCCAGACCGCTGCGAGACATGCCATGAGTTCCCCACACTGGTGGAGGGCGAACTGTCATGCCTCTGCACAGAAGCCACAACCCCTGAAGCAAAGGGCAAACTGGTAGCTAGGATAATCACAGGCAACACCCCTAAGCCAAGAGCTGAATACACCGACGACATCGGAGACGCCATCTGCGAGGAGATAGCCACTGGACGCTCCCTCTACACGGTGTGCATAGACAAGGGATTGCATTACACAACGGTGCTTAGATGGTTGCAGAAGCATGAGGACTTCGGTGCGAACTACGCCCGCGCCCGCGAAAGCCGCGCTGATCTTATCGCTGACCAGATTCTCGATATCGCTGATGACGTGACTGTTCCCTCGGATGTTGCGCGTGTTCGCATTGATGCGCGTAAATGGTATGCCGGGAAGCTGAAGCCTAAGGCGTATGGCGATGCCGTGACGCTCAAAGGCGATAAGGAGAGCCCATTGGCCGCCATCACTGTTACGACACAGGTGCTGGACGTGCTGAGCCTAGAGCAGCTTGAGCAAATCCGTGAGAAGACCATCGAACATGACGCGATGGGGAGCTAATGAACTTACCCCGCATCACACTGGCTGACGTTGAAGCTGCTATCGTGCGCAAGCGCCGTAACAAGCTGGCTATCATGTTTCCAGAGGATGGGCCGTTCAGCCGTCACCTGTATCCCAAGCACATGGAGTTCTTCGCCGATGGTGCGAATAAGCGTGAGCGCCTGTTTCGAGCTGCTAACCGCGTGGGCAAGTCGGAGGCGGGTGCATATGAGGTCTCTCTGCATCTGACAGGGCAATATCCTGAATGGTGGACAGGCAAGCGCTTCAAGCGTGGCGTGAATGTGCTGGTAGCTGGTGAGACAGGGCGATTGGTGCGCGACTCGATACAGGAGAAGCTGTTAGGCCCACCCTCAGACATTGGCACCGGGATGCTGCCATTCGACACAATCATTGAGCGCCGCAGTAAATCAGGCATCCCAGACGCTATCGACATCGTGCAGGTGCGCCATATCAGCGGTGGTGTAAGCCAGTTGCAGTTCCAGAGCTTCGATCAGGGCCGCGAGGCGTTCCAAGCTACAGCGCGTGACGTGGTGTGGATGGATGAAGAACCCCCGCTGGCTGTGTATTCAGAGGCTCTGACGCGCACCATGACCACGCAGGGCATCGTGATTACCACATTCACGCCGCTCAAGGGTATGTCGGACACGGTGATGTTCCTTGAAGAGAAGTTCCGCGATGGCAAGATCAGCCTTGTAACCGCCACATGGGACGATGCCCCGCATTTGACCGAGAAAGACAAGGAAGACCTGCTAAGCGCCTATCCCCCACATCAGCGCGATGCACGCACCAAAGGTATCCCAGCGCTCGGTTCTGGGGCTATCTACCCTGTATCGGAGACAGACTTCATCGTTGACCCATTCCAACTGCCCCCATACTGGCGCAGGTGCTATGGGATGGACGTGGGCTGGAACCGCACAGCGGCTATCTTCGGGGCGTATGACGATGATAATGACGTGCTTTACCTGTATGGAGAGCATTACCGTGGCCAAGCAGAGCCCAGCGTGCACGCGGACGCTATCAAGGCCAAAGGCATCTGGATGCCCGGTGTTATCGACCCTGCAAGCCGTGGACGTGGACAGAAAGACGGTGAACAACTGCTCGACATATACCAACAGCTAGGCTTGCGCGTGTCAGTGGCGTATAACGGCGTGGAATCAGGCATCTACGAGGTATATCAGCGCCTATCGACAGGCCGCATCAAGGTGTTCAGCACGCTTCAGAGCTGGCTACAGGAATACCGCGTATATCGCCGTGATGACAATGGCAAGGTCGTGAAGAGCAATGACCATCTCATGGACGCAACGCGCTATCTGGTGGTGTCTGGCATCGATGTGAGCGCCCATCCGCCTGAATACAAGGACTTTGTGACGGGCAATCGCACTGGTGGGCACACAATCCACTATGACCCGCTCGCCAGCAGCTACATCAAGCAGGATATTGGCGCGACCAGCTCGCATCAGTCGCACTATGACCCGCTGAGCCTGAACTACATACGCGGGAAATAACGCTTGAGTCACACATACGCCATTGGTTATATGTGACATGCGCATCTGTTGGCACTGCAAACAACCCATACGACGAATCTGCAAAGGCTGCGGCGAAGAGTTCAATCCCGTGCGCAAAGACGCAACCTGTTGCTCGGCAAAGTGCCGTCAGCGCGTATCACGCAAACACAGGAGTAACGCCATTGGTAGAGATAACGGTAAAGCATGACGGCAAAGAGAAGAAGGCGCAGTTCATTGACCACGGCATAGTGGGTCATGAGTGGCGCAGCGAGATGGTCTTGGAGCATAAGCATTACTTCAGCGCGGTAAGCGTCGAGGAGGCGCGATTGTCAAAACTCACGTTCGACTCTGGTGGCAAATGTTATTCAGGAACGGCAGCGTATCGAATATATAATGACATAGCGACTTTCGGCGATTTTGGCATAGACATCAGAGAGGCATTGAGCGGCGACTAAACACATCAGGTGTTGACTTTGGCGCTCCAACGTGCTACGCCAAACAGGTTAGCTCCGTTGTCGTATCCGGTGGTTGAAAGCCCACATATGCAGATGGTCAACAGGTTCACTCGTACAGCAAGACGCCTCCTACCTTGGTGATGTGCGGGATTCTGGTGGGTAGGCCATGAAACTGTGGAGTGATGAAGGAGTCGTTCCGCTAATCACGGGTCTCGGCTAACTCCGAAAACAGGGTTGATGACCTTGCAACGGGCTAACACGCTATGGGGATGAGGTGCGCACCATTATGGCCCATCCCCACCAGAACACGGGATGCCGAAGCCGAGAGGTTAGGCATAAAGAGCGGAGAAACGTATGTCCGCCGTCCCCTGAAGCGTGGGCTCGCTAAGCCCCCTTGACCGTTGGTAACATGGTGACAGCCGGAGAGACGGCGCACTATGTGACAGAAGCGCGTGACGTGGAGAACAGGGGATAGCGGTCGTATCGCTTGAACTGAGGCGAAACAGGTAGCGGGGCTTGGCTATACGAACTGAAAGAGTGCCTTACCCGTAGATTTAGTTCCTACGCTCTCCTCTGACAGATGCCGCTGGTTCGACCCCAGCCTGTTGCCATCACACCAACAGGAGGAGAGGCTAATGAGCGGCGCTGAAGGTGAGGAGCTCTGGAAAGAGTGGATAGTCACGCTGCCACAATGCGTGCAGGATTTCGATGCCAAGCATGGCTTCCGCCCCTCGGACAGGCTTTTGCTCGATGATACGCTGCGCTATTTCGTCGGCTACAGTGAGCAGCCGGATGGCCGCGTTGGCTTGCTAGTGTCGCCCATCAACCCGCAACTGGATTACCATGGCGCGAGAGCGGCGCGTGAAGTGATATGCGCTGACCACTTTGAGCATGATGGGTGGGAGAAGCAGAACATAAAGGAATCGCTATGACATGGGCACAAGAAGGCCGCGAACGTAAGGCCAAAGACCACGCAAAGAGCGAGGAGTATGCAGAGGCTGGCATAGGTAAGCGCCCTAAGCGTGCCCGCAAGCCGTTCGTGGTGGAATGGCGCTACACACCAGAGGGCTGGGAGCATCTCCAGACGCATCACCTTTGGATGTTGCGGTGGAACAAGGGCAATGGCTGGCACGTTACCGGGCGCTACGCACGCAAATCAGATGCACAACGCGCCATGGAGACGATGCAAGGCCGTGAGAAGCTATCCAAAGAATATCGCCTGAAGGAGCCGTTACATGGATAGATTGACGATTGAGCAGCTAGAGTTCATCTGCGATTTAGACAAGACTGGTGACAATAGTCTTACCCACCGTCAGCTCCTCGACGCCATGCGGGAGAATGCTTGGATGAAAATGCGCCTAGCTCAGATTGCCAGCGGTGATTATAAAGTTTGCGGCCATTTTGCTGAGGATGTCGCAAAAGACGGTCTTAACTGGAATAAGGAATCGAATAATGCATGAATGTCGCAAAGAATTTGAGGCGTGGTGCTACGGAAGGCACAGCATCAAGCGCAATGAGCGCGGTTTTTACGACCACGACACTACCGATTTTGCGTGGCTGGCGTGGAAAGAGGCTTGGGATCACCCAAACAAGCAATCGGCTGTCATATCAAATATTACTGCAACCAGTGGCGTTAAATTATGCCTTAAGTGCAACACGGCTTTTGACGGAGATCACGATTGCCCGACTCTGAATACGGACAAGGAGCAGTTATGACCGACACACAGACAGAACGCGTAGCCCGCGCACTATGCAAAGCTATGGGCGTTGACCCTGACGCAGAAGGCTATGCGATCACGCCTGCGACCCAAGAGCGTCTCAGTGCTCGTTACAAGCTGTGGCAATATCAAATCCCCGCAGCAGAGGCGGCCATAGAGGCGGCATTATGACCAAACAGGAACTTGAAGAGCTTTTCTCCAAAGAGAAGTCTAAGTCACAGCGGATGCGCAGCGCACTCATCGAGATACGCAACGAAGCCCAGCGCTGTGATGCCAAGGGTGTGAACCTGCGCAACGGCTATCTGATACAGCGAACGACAGAGGCTCTAGCGTGCGAGTAATCATAGCAGGCAGCCGCAGCATCACTGATTATGCTATCGTAGAGAAAGCCGTTATCGTCTCGAAGCTGTCACCGACACTGATACTATCCGGCGCTGCCCGTGGCGTTGACCAACTGGCTATTCGCTATGCAGACCGCAATGGGCTACCCGTTGAACTCTATCCCGCTGAATGGGAGAAGCATGGCAAACGCGCCGGGTATATCCGCAACGAACAGATGGCGAAGCACGCCACGGCGCTGATAGCTATATGGGACGGGCAATCGCGTGGCACATGGCACATGATAAACATAGCCAAGGCAAAAAATCTTCCAACCTACATCCATCGGGTGAACCAGCCATGAGCGACATTCCAGAGCCACTGCTGCGCCAAGCCATACGCCTCAACCGCATACTTGAGGTGTGCAAAGTCGTTGACATGAAGGGCAAAATCTGCTACCCAAAACGCGTGAGATGATGCAGCGGCGTGGAAGGACACGCTAGGTGGTGATAGTCGGAAAGGAAGTCCGGTTCTTACGCCAATCGTACTTAGTAGCCCAAACTCCGGTAAATGGCGAACAGGTGGGGGATATCCCTATTACGTGCTAAAGACCGACAAGCAGGAATCAAGCCCTGCCTGCATCATCTCCACCCACACAAACAGGAGAACACCCGATGCCTCAGCGCAATTCAGAAGACCGTAAAGCCATGTTAAAGACCCGCCGCGCTCAACAGCGTGGCCGTGGTGCGTACACCATCATAGATGCCACTAGCTTCGCGGGTAAATATATCCCGTCTGGCGAGTTCAAGAACACCAAGCCGAGCAATCGCTAGGCTGGTACGAGGAATGCAGTTCGATTCTGCTAGGGTTGCTGACGATTGGTATGGGTAAGCGGGTTCAAATCCCGCCTCTTTGGTAACTGGGTGCAATCCCCGGCCTGAAGATGACCTGATGGTTCAGGGAGCATGACGGCTCGGAAAGACGAGCAGCTAAATACGCATGGGGGCACGATGTTAGACACTATGACCAAGGCCAAGACGTTTGAAGAGGCCCTAGAGGCCGCCCAATGGCGCTTATATGTCTTCGACAAGATCGGCAAGAGCCATAAGGGCATCACCCTCTTCCCCACACCCAAGGCAGCAGATCGCCGCATCGACGAGCTCAAAGCCTTCCTCAAGCAGCCCAATACCGCTATCGACACGCTCGATGGACAGGTGAAGAGCGCTGATATTTCACACATCATGAGAATGCCGGAGATTTAGCATGGAAGATTTTGACGAAGACAAATACGGTAAAGAGACGTGGGGAGAAGGCCCATGGCAGCACGAGCCAGACAATGCCGAATGGGTTGACCCGGCAACGGGCCTGCAATGCCTCATTAAGCGCAATTCGCAGATCACGGGCGCGTTATGCGGCTATGTGGGTGTCCCCGCCTCCTCTAAGCTGTATGGGCTCGATTACTGGGGCCGTCTGAATGGTTGGCGCAAAATCGCCCGTCCGGTCGCCACAAAGACTAAGCGCGACAGCAAGCGCCGCATTAAAGCGCGTGATAGGCACTATGGCCTTCTCATCAACGGTATTTGCGTGCATGGTGGCCTGACGTTTGGCGACTTCTGGGATGAAGGCGGCCTGTGGTATTTCGGTTTTGATTGTGCGCATTACCGGGACTACAGCCCCGCTATAGCCGCGACCATGCGTTCCCTCATGCCTAAATCGCATACCTATTCCGGCAGCGATGAGGTGTATCGAGATTTCGCCTTTGTGACGGAGCAGACAAAGGCTCTCGCAGCCCAGTTATATCAAGCGGGGCAATCGCGTGGCTGAGCAGTATCGCATAATCATCTTTGACGATGAAGGCATCGCCCATCCCGGCCTGACCGCTTACAAGAGCCGCGAGGATATTAACAAGCGGGTGCTGGAGATCAATCAAACATTTAAAGCAAAGCGTAACCGCATCGTTGTGGTAAGGGGAGAGAAGGCCGTTGTCTGCGCTTCTATGATGATCTCGGTGGAGGAGGTGGCGGATGCCTCCTAAATTGCCAAAATACGCGTCCAAGCACACGGGTTGTGACCTCGGCCTTCCAAGCCGTAGTGAGCAGGGTTCGATTCCCTCTGGACGCTCCAAGTTAGCCTGCATCGGTCTTTTAAATGTCGATTCGACGACAAGAATATGGATGCGCGAAAGCGTTAAACGGGGGTAGATGCGTGGCTATAATAAGGATAACCCCGAATCCATATATCGAATACCGGAGCGTGTGACCCCTAGCACGCTTAACCAAGGCCTGCCCCCTCCTTGCGGTACAATGGGGGCATCATTCAACAAGGAGATTGATATGGATTACCTGAAGAAAAAAGCTGAAGAGAAGAAAAAAAGCGTGTTCAGTAAAGTCGGTGAAGGCATCGGCGATGCTGTCGAGTCGTTTGTGGAGTCGGTATCGTCCTCGTGGTCGAGCGCCTCCGATTCCTCTTCCAGCTCGTGCGATTCATCGAGCAGCGATAGCAGCGGCTCATGCGGTGGGGGCGATTAATGCTCAAGGGCCGCGTGAAGAAACGAAAAGCGCCTAAGAAAAGCAATCTCCGCTTCGGCTGGGTGGGGTTGCTGGGTGCGTTCATTGCATTTTATCTGTGGTGCGCACTCAATGGCTAATGTAAAGTAGAGACATGAAAACTCGTAATCCCATAGCACGCGTTGTTACGCGTATCCGGCCTAAGGTCGTGCCAGACAAGCGCAAGGCGCTGCTGGAGCTCATCATGACCGACCCGGACTGCGATATCGACTTCCCTGCCCTCCACAAGCCAACTCTAGCCGCTCTGCTAAACAACCCCACGGTATTGGAAGACGAATGAAGAAATGCGCACGCTGTTCTCCTAAGGCCGCTATTGGCTTTGCCCTATGCGCTGAATGTTTCGCTGCTTGGCCTAAGGGCAAAACACTGGACGAATACCTGCAAAAGCCCTATAATCCAGAACCAAAGAGGTATCCCGATCACCTCGCACTGGTTCTTCGGCAGCGCCCGGAGCCAGCAACATGGGAGGCGGGTGACGATACGCCCCTAACACCGGAGGATATGAATGCCGAGCAAGAGTAAAGATCAGGAACGCTTCATGCAGGCCGCATCGCATAACCCTAAATTTGCCAAGAAAGCTGGCATCCCGCAGAGCGTAGCCAAAGAGTTCGTAGCCGCCGACGAAGCCCGCGCAGAACGCACGACTAAGGCCAAAGCCAAGGTCGAGAAGCGGTACGGCAAAGACTAGATATAGTATTTGTTGCCTTTAGTGGACACCTGCGGTAGAATCGCTGGAAACACACTAAGGAGATGCGCCCATGGGCTTCATGACACCTGACATTCCTACGCCGCCCACTCCTCCCCCTCTCCCTCCCGCCGCTGCCCCTGCCGTAGCCGCCGACCCGGTAGCCGCAGGCACGAGCCAAGGCAACCGTAATCGCGCCGCAGCAGCAGCGTCCGCATCTGGTACTGTGGGCACCTCCCCTCAAGGGCTTAAAGCGAAACCTAATACTGCGCAAACCACGTTGCTCGGAGCCACCGAGTAGTGGACTGGAACCTAATATTCATCGCAAGCGCCACCATCTTCGGGCTGGTTGGCATTCTCTATCCGTTTTAGGAGGGTCTATGGATGATGACTTTGAATCAATACCTTTGGTTAGGATTGCGGATGCGCTGGAAAGCATAGCGCGGAGCCTGTTTTTACTGACTCAACCACCCATGATAGTGCCACCGGGCGACATAAAAGAACAATAAGGCGATAACGCCAGAGGAATAAAATGGCCGACAAGAGCCAGACCGAACAAGAACAGAATGTCTTTTACGAGCACGCGGGCCCGACCCTGCTGGCGATGCAGCCTGACACGCCTAAGAAAAAGCCCAGCGAAGACGCGGCACAGGTGGCTCAATGGAACTCTCTGCGTGGCCATCTCGAAGCGCGGCTCATCATGCTCCGCCAATGGCGCAATAGCTGGTGGACGCAGAACTGGTCTGATCTCGCTGAATATATCCTTCCACGCCGCTCGATCTGGCTGACGCAATCCACCGGGGGCATCCCTTCGCCGAACAACATGACGCGTGGCCGTCCGCTCAATAACTCCATCAAAGACCCTACAGGCACCTATGCTGCCCGCGTATGCTCTGCGGGTTTGATGAGTGGTTTGGCATCTCCATCTCGTCCATGGTTTAAAATCCTGCCCACGATGAAAAATGTTGAAGTGGACGCTGAAGGCCGCGCATGGCTGGACACTATCGAGGAGCGTCTATACGCCGTTCTCGCAGCCAGCAATTTCTATAATGCGTTCGCACAGGAATGCGAAGACCTTGTAGTGTTCGGCACCGCGCCAAGCATCATTTATGAAGACGAAAAAGACATTATCCGCCTGTATAACCCTGCCGTTGGCGAGTATTATCTGGCATCCGGCGCGACTTTGCGCGTAGACGGGCTTTATCGCCAATTCGTCATGACTATCGCACAGATCGTGGATTTCTTCGGAATTGACGCGTGCCCTAAGGATATCGCCCTGTTGTGGAAGCAAAAGGGCTCCGCGCTCGACCAAGAACGTATTATCGCGCACTCGATTGAGCCTAATTTCGACATCAACGGCTCTGGCAAGATACCGGGCAACTTCACATGGCGCGAAGTGTATTGGGTCTATGGCGCGGGCAGCAAAGCTCCCCTTTCAAAGCGTGGCTTTGTAGACCAGCCATTCACCGCCGCCCGCTGGGCAACGCAGTCCAATGATGCTTATGGTCGCTCCCCCGGCATGGATGTATTGCCGGACGTTATTCAGCTTCAGGTCATGACCGTCCGTATGTCCGAGGCGATTGAGAAGCAAGTTAGGCCGCCGCTCATCGCCGATATCACCATGAAGAACCAGCCCTCCTCCATCCTGCCCGGTCACGTTACCTATGTGGCTAATCTCGCGGCGGGCACCGGGATGCGTTCCATCTATCAGGTAAATCCTGATATCGGTGCGCTTGCTGGCCTCATCAAGCAGATTGAAGACCGTATCGGCAAAGGCTTGTTTGTCGATCTCTGGCTGATGCTGGAACAGAACCCCAATCAGAAACTCACGGCTTATGAAGTCGCACAGAAGATGCAGGAAAAGCTGCAAGTGCTCGGCCCAGTAATCGAGAACCTCATCACTGAGTCGCTGAAGCCAAAGCTGAAGCGTGTGTATGGCATCATGCAGCGCAAAGGCATGCTCCCACCGCCACCGGACAGCATGAAAAACGTCAATCTGGACGTGGAGTTTATCTCCATGCTGGCTCTTGCCCAGAAAGGTGCCGCGACAGGCGGGCTGGAACGTATCCTTGCGCTGATCGGCAACATGGTCGCGGTGTATCCAGAGGCCAAAGACCTGCTGAATGTGGACGAATATGTGAACGAGATGAACGTGCTGCTCGCCAACCCGGAGAAAATCCTGCACGGCCCGGAAGAACTGGCTGCCATCAGGAAACAACAGGCGGATGCTATGAAAAAGCAGCAGCAATCGGTCGCCCTCGAACAAGGTGCGACCATCGCATCTCAAGGTGCGCAAGCAGCTCAAACCTTGAGCGAAACGCAAATTGGTGGCGGTCAGCAGGCGCTGGCGGCTCTAATCGGTCAATAACAAGGAGAATGAATCCCCATGGTTGAAGTATCCCCCTATCGGCTGCTCGGTGATATCATCGAGGGGCTGACACAAGCAGTTGGCGCGTCGAGTCAGCTAATCCACGCCTACGGCAACCCGGTGGGATTTATCATGATTCGTGATGCGCTGGAGCTGTCGAAAGAAGGTTGCATGAAACTCGCACGGGAAAATGGATTACTATCATGAGCGAAATGACAAACGCCGAGAGCGTCGAACGCTTCTATGAGAGCATGAAAAAAACAGCATCTCGCTGCCGTGAGATGGGGCGCTTAACGCAGTCCCCACACTGGCTGGCTATCGCCACCGCCTTGGATGGTATGCGTGCCAAGGGGCAGCACATCATTGAGAAAGAGGTGATGTCACAGAAGCAAATCCTCGCATCTGTCGAGGCTTACAATGACCAATTAGCGGAAGCGCAAGAAAATGCCGAAGGTGTACGACACACTCATTAGCGATGATGGTTCGGAATTTTTCCGTAGCGATGAGATGTTCGCTGGTCTCCAGCCCGAAAAGTGGTATAAGGGAAATGAGCTGGCAAAGCTCTGTCGGTACTCCGCTGTGCGCAGCAGACGCCTATACAAACTGACGACCTACGATAACGCCAAATTTTTCTGCGAGGTGACAAATGGTTGATGAAGTTCTCTCCCGCGAGGCTGAGATGCTTGCCGAAGAGCAATACGATGCATCAGATAAAAAGCAGGTCAACAACGCCCGGAAAAAAGCCGCCCGTATGGAGCGTGAGCGCCTAGAGTTTGTCCGCGCCATCATGACCGTGCCCGCTGGCAGAAAATGGATGTATGGCTTGCTCGTGGACTGCAAAATCTTCGATAACCCTATCGTGCCGGGTGAGACGCATTACACCTATCACAATATCGGTGCCCAGAATATCGGCAAAAAGCTGTTTATGGACATCAATGACGCCGCCCCCGAAGAATACATCACCATGATGCGTGAAGCACGGGAGAGCAAGTGATGTTCCTCTAAAGAGGACAAAAAAGACGTTGACAGAACACCCTAGATATGCATAATCGGTGGCTTGCGGGTTGGAGAAGTCTGGCCTATCTCGCCACCCTCATAAGGTGGAGTCCGCTGGTTCAAATCCAGCACCCGCTCCCATATTTTTAAGGCAATCGCTATGTCAAGCTCTGACCGATATTGCCGCCCTACGGGGCGGTATGCAAGTAGCCAAAGCACGGAGTCTGTAAAACTTCCGGCGCGAGCCTTCGTTGGTGCAAATCCAACCCGCCCCACCATAAATCCGACACCCCAGACGATGCGCCAGCAATTTAGCTGGTAAAGCTCCTACATCACCATGATGTAACGGTAGCATGTGAGTCTCCAAAACTTTTCGTCTCGGTTCAAATCCGGGTGGTGGTGCCAAAATAATGAAATTCCGATTAAGCAGATGTAGTTCAGAGGTAGAACACCACGTTGAAGCCGTGGGTGTCGGCGGTTCGATTCCGTCTGTCTGCACCATTTTTAGCTGCGTAGCTCAGTGGTTAGAGTCGAGCGCTCATAACGCTCTGGTCGAAGGTTCGATTCCTTCCGCAGCGACCATCCCTTATTGCCTGATAGCTCAGTTGGCAGAGCAGCGGACTGTTAATCCGCGTGTCGCACGTTCGAGCCGTGCTCAGGCAGCCATCTTTTTTGCTCCTTCGTCTAACAGTAGGACAGCGGGCTTTGAACCCGTCAATCGTGGTTCGAGCCCACGGGGAGCAGCCAATTTACGGAGAGTCGGTTAGCGGCTATACCACTTGCTTTGGGAGCAAGAGACCGTGGGTTCGAGTCCCACCTCTCCGACCAAAATAAAAACTGAAAAATCCGGCATCCTAGGCTTTTCAGACTTGTATGTTATAATATCGAGGCCGCTTTAGTTTAATGGCAAAACACCTGTTTTGTAATCAGGTGACACGGGTTCGATTCCTGTAAGCGGCACCATATCCCCCACCCCTAGTAGAAATATCTATTTACACATCCCTTATGTTGTGGCATCATACGCCTAATCGCATCTTTAGAATGCGAAAAAAGAAGTCCGAAGAACGGAACGTATTATGGCTGACGAAATTGCACCTACGGCACAAGCCGCTCCCGTATCTCCTGCTCCAGCGCCAGCACCCGTTGCTGCCGCTGTTGAGCCTGTAGCCGCCCCTGTCGCTACCGTTACCCCTGAACCCGCTGCTGCTCCAGTAGCCCCCGTATCTGCCGTCGATTCTCCTGTTGTCGCAGAACCTTCCACAGTGCTTGGCTCCGACACCAAGCCTGTGGAAGCCCCAATCGTAGAAAAGCCCGTAGAGCCGCCAAAAAACGGTGAAGCTCCGGCCCCAGAAGGTAGCCAGTCAGATGAACCTGCTCCGCTTCCTACCTATGAGGATTTCACACTTCCCGAAGGCGTAAGCGTCGAAGAAGGTGCCCTCAATGATTTCGTCCAAGAAATCGCCGAGTTTGAAGTTCTCTCCAAGGCAGATCATGCCGAGGTGCAGGCTTTTGCTCAAAAACTGATTGACCGTCACGTTATCCAAATGAAGACCGCTCTGGAGCGTCAAGCTGAAGCCCTACAACAGGCCGAAGTCCGCAAAAAAACCGAGTGGCTGGAAAAAGTAAAAGCTGACCCTGTATTGGGGGGCAATCGCTTTAACACCACAACAAACGCCGCGCTGGAATTTATCCGCACCCATGGTGGAGATGAAACGCAGCAAGCAGAGTTCCGCACCCTGATGAATGAAACAGGTATTGGTAATCACCCCGCACTAATCCGTATGATGGCCAACGCCATGAATGCGTTTCGTGAAGGTGGCCCGCTGCCTGCTCAAAAACCAGTTGTGGAAAGCCAGAGCAAGGTCGCTAAACGCTACGGTACAATTTAATTAACAAGCGGACGCAGATTCGCAAAACGACAAAAAAAGGAATAGAACATGGCTCTTAACCAGTTTTCCACCAACGTATATCCCAATCTCGTAGATTGGGCTCGCATGACCGACCCAGATGGCACAATTGCTGACATCGCGTGGCTGCTTGCACAGTGCAACGACATCCTCAAAGACATGATCTGGCAGGAAGGCAACCTCCCGCTCGGCCATAAAGTAACCGTCAATACGGGCCTCCCACAGGGCGTATGGCGCGGTAACAATCAAGGTGTGCCATCCAGCAAACCTTTGAACGCTCAGTTCCAGTTCTCGATTGGCATGCTGACCGATTACTCGAAGGTTGATAAAGCAGAGGCTACCCTGAACGGCCAAGTTGGCAAGTTCCGCTGGAACCAAGATCAGTCGCACATCGAGGGCCTCTCGCAGCAAGTTGCCACCGCTATGTTCTACGCGAACGAAGCGACCAACCCGCAGCAGTTCACTGGCTTCTCCCGCTACTACAACACGCTGTCCACTGGCACTGCCCAGACCGCTAAAAACGTCATCAATGGCGGCGGTGTAGGCAACGCTAATACTTCGCTCTGGCTCGTCGGCTGGGGTGATAACACCACCTTCGCTATCTTCCCTAAGGGCTCCCAAGCGGGTCTGGTGTATGAAGATAAAGGTGACGTGCGCGAATTGTACGATGCCAACGGCAACGGCTATGAAGGCTACACCTCGTACTTCGAGTGGAAAGTCGGTCTGGCTATCAAAAACTGGCAGTACAACGTGCGTATCGCCAACATTGATACGACCACCGCTGGTTTGCTCGGCACTGCTCCACCAGATTTGAACGTTCTGATGGCAACCGCCGCTAACAAGCTGCCTACCGCAACTCGTCGTCTCTCTGGCATCACGGAAACGGATGCTCCGGGCGACCCGGTTCCCGGTATCAACCCAGCTTGGTACTGCAACCGTACCGTTCGTACCGCACTCGACATTCAAGCCATCCGCGATAAGAACGTGCTGATCGGCTCGAAAGAGTACGCAGGCGAACCCGTCCTGATGTGGCGTGACATCCCTATCCGTCTGGTGGATGCGCTCCTGAACACTGAAGCAACTATTTCTTAAGGAGCACCCTAATGGCCTATGTAGAAAAATCTCTCTATGGTGGACAGTTCTCGCTCGCGCAAGAGCTGACCACAACCGCTGCCTCCACCAATCTCTTCGACATCACTGGGGCTGGCCCCGGCGTTGCCCCGGCGATGATCGGTTCTGGCGGCCTTAACACTGCGATTGGCGTTGATATCGGCGCTGGCGATGGTGTTGCAACCCCAGAAGTGCTGGTAAGCATCGATGTAACGGGTACTGGCGCTGGTACTGTTACCATCGTGCTTGAGGCGGCTCCTGATAACGGCAGCTACTCTCCCGGCACGTATTACACCGTTTATTCGTCCGGTGCATTTGTAGGCACCACGCTTAACGCAGGTGACACGCTGAAGTTCCCGGTTCCGCCTATCCCGCAGGATGCGGCACTGCCACGCTTCTATCGTATCAACTACGTCATCGCGGGTTCCTTCACCGCTACGCTGACCGCTAACCTGTTGCTCAACGCTCCAGACCTGCGCCAGCCGACCCTCTATGGCAACAACTTCGTTGCGGTTTAACCGGGACAGGGAGGGGCTTAAAACACCCCTCCCCAACCACTACTAAAGGATTTTTATGTCGAAGCTTTTTTCTCAGCCGCCAGTATCAAGTTTCCGTCCAACTGTCATCCCCGATGACGTGCCTGTGTATCGCATCAAGGAAGGTAAATTTTACGCGGATGATTACCTGTTCGACGAAGGTTCCATTGTAGTCTGGGAAGAAGAGCCGAATCTTGAAATGGAGCCGTTGAATGAAATGGCCCACGACAACATGATCGAATATCTGCGCAAGCTTGATGAGCTCGGCAAAGAAGCCGCCAAAGCCGCTGGCAAACAGTGGATTAGCTACGAGAGCGCCTTCGCCAACTCGATGGCATTGGCAAAAGAAGATGGCAAGCGTGTGACGCTGCTGAATGGCAAGGCAGAGGTGCCGCTTATGGGTGGCCAACGCCGTGGGCCTGCCAAGGCTCGCCAGATCGAATTAGACACCACCCCGCAGCAACCAGTGGTTCGCGCAGGTGGCCGTAAAGCTGTAAACGCTATCGCTGATAAAGGAATCGGAAATGGCTGATAAGAAAAAGGCGTGGATTAAGTCCGATGCCAAAGAAAAAATCGAGTCCAAGATCGGTAAGGACAAAGATCAGAAAAAAAAGCCTACGACCAAGGGCATGATTGGTAAAATGTACGGCAAAGAGAAGGAATAGTTCCATGGCGTCACGTTCTGAAAAAATGTACTCCGAATCGCCGGAATTGAAACGCGATGATGACAGCGGCAAAATGAAGGTCTCCAAGGCCGAAAAGAAATCCGCCCGCGTCAGCGATGGCACCGATGGCATGAAGATCACTGAAGAGGGCCTGCCTCCTCATGTGCGCCAAGCCAATGAGCGCCGGGATATGTATAACCGTCATGAGACCGAGCACGCGGTCGCTGATAATGGTAAGGCAGAAAAAAAAGAAATCCACGTCCGCCATCAGGCCGAGATTAAGGACATGCACAAGCGCCATGAAAAAAGCGTAGGTGGTGGTTCGGGCGCACAGAAAATTGAAAAAGTCACCAAAGGAGAGAAATAATGGCACTGATTGGTAATGAAGTTCTTTGGGTTGTACCCGTATCCGCTAATGGGCGTCTGGCTGCCGAGCAGCTTCAAACATCTACGGGCGCTATCGCGGCGCTGGCAGATGCAGCCAATGTGCCTGCTGTTATCAACACCGCTATCAGCACGGCTGGCAATGGAACGTTAAGCGCTGCTGGAATTGTTGGCGGCGTTATCACGCGCACAGGCCCAAGCGCTGATTTTACGGACGCAACCGCCACTGCCGTGCAAATCGTAGCCGCACTGGTCGCATATGTTGAGGATATGTCCTTTGTGCTTAGCATCCGTAATGCGACGATCTATTCGCAGACGATCACGGCGGCCTCCGGCGTGACCCTTAGCGGCACCGCGTATGTAACGGGCGGAACTGAAGCTAAGTATCTCGTGACCATCACCAGCCCGACCGCTGTAACCATGCTTTATCTGGGCAGCGATTTCCTCGCTGATGCAGTTGGCGGAGTGGGTGATATTGTTCTGGGCAACGGTAAGGCTATTAAAACCGATGCCACCACAGCGCATACAGGCCTCATTCAGGCGTATGATGTAAACGGTGCAGCATATAAGACATTCGCTACGCTTACTAATGGCGACACCCCCTCCTTCGCAATCGCAGCCCCTTCCGGCGGCACTGTGACCGTAGACGGTGCTGCTATCGGTGGGACAACTCCCGCCGCCGCCGCATTTACCACTATCGCCGCTACCGATAACATCACGGCTACCACTGCGAACAAATATGTTCTCACCTCCCGTGGGAATGCTTTGACCGCCGCAGGTGCAACCCGCACGGATGCCTTCCAGCTCGCTGCTGCTGTTAACAACATCACTACCGCTGACTCAGGCACCGGAGTAATCCTTCCTGTTGGCGTAGTTGGGATGGAGGTCTGGGTTTACAATAACGGCGCTAACCCGGTGCAGGTTTACGCGACCGCTTCGGAAACGATCAACGGCACCGCTGGCTCTACTGGCGTGGCGCTGACGAATGCCAAAACCGGAGTTTATCACTTCATGGCTACAAATACTTGGGTCGGCCTGATGCTGAACTAAGGATAATCACAAGGGAAGATCATATGAAAACGCCTAAATTGCATGATATGGCCCGCACAGCCGAAGAGATGAGGACAGATTCTCCATGCTTCGGTGCGGCGAGTGTTTATCCCTACGGCCTTTGCATCTGCTTGGGTCAGGAAGAGCTCGACAAACTGGGATTGACCGCCGAATGCGAAGTGGGCGACTTCCTGCATGTATTCGCTCTCGCCAAGGTCACGAGCGTTTCGACCAGCGATACGGGTGAAGGCGAGAAGTCCCGCATTGAACTCACCATCACGCATATGGGCGTCGAGGATGAGGAAGATGAGCAGGCCGAAGTGAAATTCCCGAAACACAAGCTGGGCTCCAAGCGCCCTTATTGAGAGGCGTAAATGGCTACCGGAAATCAAATCAATCTTTGCAACCGTGCCTTGCTACAAATAGGTGCGCGAGGGCAGATTTCCTCTTTAAACGAGGGCTCCACGGAGTCTGACGCCTGCAATACGCTTTACACCCCGACCTTTGAGTCTCTGGCGCGTGCCGCTTACTGGAATTGCCTGCGTATGCAAAAAACGCTGACGCTTCTGGCCGCAGCCGCAGGCACCCCGGAGAACCAGAATGGCGCGACCTTGCCATTACCCCCGCAGCCATGGCTATATGCATATGCCTTGCCATCAGATTCGCTTGCAGCGCGGTACTTGGTGCCGACCTTTCCCAATCCCCTCAACAACGGCGTGCCGCTGAATAGCGGTTTCATCGCTGCATCGGCATGTCTTCCACAGCAGCAAATCCCATTCCAAGTTGCATATGCGACTGACGTGAATAACCAGCCCCTCCAGATCATTTTGACCAATCAAACGCAGGCGCAGCTTGTTTATACGGTAAACCAGCCGAATCCTCAGCTTTGGGACAGCGAATTGCAGTCGGCCTTTGTGGCCTCGCTGGGAGCATTTCTCGTCCCGGCACTGTCTTTGCATCTTGGTCTTATGAAAATGCAGGCACAGATCGCCGAAGGATTAATTGCAAGCGCCCGCGTGCGGGATGCCAACGAAGGCTCGACCCAGCAAGACCATATCCCAGACTGGATTCGTGCGCGGAACAGCGGCGGTTATGCCTATGGCACCGGATGTAGCGCCTATGGAGCCTATAGCGATATGTCGTGGCCGGGGGTATGGTAAATGACATTACCCTCAATTCAAAATAGCTTCGTCGCCGGAGAAATTAGTCCGTCCCTGTTTGGCCGCACCGACCTCGCCAAATGGCATAACGGTGCCTCCACCATGCGCAACTTCTTTGCGAATTATCGCGGTGGCGCGTCTTCGCGTGCTGGCTTGGCTTATGTCGGGACGTGCAAGCAGACAGGTGATAATCCCCCGCGCGATATCCGATTCCAGTTTAACATCAATCAAGGTTATGCGCTGGAGTTCGGTGATAATTACATGCGGATTAAGTCCGATGGCGCGTATGTAATCGAAGACCCGGTTGCCATTACTGGTGCCACCGAGGCAAATCCCATCGTTATCACCGCCCCTCTGCATGGATATAGCAATGGTGATTGGGTTTACATTACCAATATGGTCGGCATGACGGAGCTAAACGGCCTGACATGGATTGTAGATAATAAAACCACCAACACCTTCCAATTGCTTGATTTATTCGGCAACCCGGTGGATTCAAGCTCCTTCGGGACGTACATTTCTGGGGGCTCTTCGTCCCGACTCTATACGCTTGCCACGCCCTATATGGCGGTGGATTTGCCATATCTGAAATTTACTCAGTCCGCCGATACGATGACGCTGACCTGTGTAAACCAAATCACAGGAACCGAGTACCGCGCACAGGAATTATTGCGGCTGGGAGCGACGAATTGGACGATAACGCCCGTAGACTTTTCTGCATCGATCTCCTCGCCCAGCAATATTACCGTGACCGCCCAATCATCTACGACCATTGATACGCAATATAGCTATGTCGTGACATCGGTTAACCGTGCCGGGGATGAAAGCATCATTGGCGAGCGCGGCAGCGTATCGAACAACAACATTTCTATTTACGCTGGCTCTAATACGGTCACATGGAACTCTGTAGACGGCGCTGTAAGCTATAATGTTTACAGGTCTGTCCCGGCATACACGCCGCAAAATGTTCCTGTCGGCGTGTCGTATGGATATATCGGCAGCTCGTTCGGCAATCAGTTTGTCGATGGAAATATTTTGGCGGACTTCACCATTGTACCGCCTAATCACTATGACCCTTTCGCGCCCGGTAAAATCCTTGAAGTTTCTGTGACAGCTCAGGGGTCTGGGTATTCCCAGAGCACCATCGGATATTCTGTGACAACCTCCACAGGAACAGGCTTTGGCGGCATCCCGGTTGAAGCAAACGGCAAGTTTGTCGGGTTCCTGATTTCTAATCAGGGAACGGGGTATTTGTCGGGAGATACGATCACGATCACAGGTGGTACGGGCGGCACGGCTGATCTAGTCGTCGGGCCTGCTTCTGGCACTTATCCGGGTGTTGTCGCTTATTACCAGCAGCGCCGTGCCTATGCCAATACGCTGAACAATCCCGACACCTACTGGATGAGCAAGCCCGGCACATATGACAATATGGATAGCGCCATTCCCACGGTCGCATCGGATGCAATCGTCGGAACGCCGTGGGCACAACAGATTAACGGCATTCAATTCATGGTGCCCATGACGAGCGCTCTTATCATGCTTACTGGCAGTGGCGCGTGGAACGTCAATGGCGGCAATAATTCAGACATTACCCCTATCGATCAGACTGCTCAGGCGCAGGCCTACAACGGCTGTTCTGCGACAGTACCTCCCATCGTCGTGAACTATAATATCCTATATGTGCAATCCAAGGGCTCCATCGTCCGCGATTTGGCATACAACTTCGTTATCAACGTCTATACGGGCGAAGATAAAACTGTCTTGGCAAATCAGCTTTTCCAAGGCTATCAGATCGTCCAGTGGGCGTACTCGGAAGAGCCATATAAAATTATCTGGGCGGTGCGCAATGACGGGGTTTTGTTGTCATTCACCTATCTGAAAGAGCAAGATGTTTACGCTTGGGCACGACATGATACGAATGGGCTTGTGGTCGGCGTGGTATCGGTTACAGAGCCGCCTGTTGACGCCGTGTATGTTATCGTAAAGCGTTACGTCCAAGGCCAATGGAAATATTATTCCGAACGCATGGACAACCGCGATTGGCAGAATGTAGAATCGACCTTCTGCGTGGACTCCGGCCTCAAGTGGCCTCAACCTACTCCCGATGCGATTCTCACTCCCGCTGCCGCTGATGGCACCAGCAACATCACCGCTGTGAATTTGATCGCTGGTGGCTCAGGATATACTGCCCCCACAGTTATCGCCATTGACCCAACGGGTATTGGTTCCGGTGCTACATTTTCGGCAACGGTGGCCGGGGGTGTTATCACCGCTATCAACGTCCTCACGCCGGGAGATGGCTATGTCGGCGGAACGGATTTGATTATCTCGGATTCGACCGGAGAGGGTGCCGTAGCAGCGCCGCTCATCACTAATTATGTCGAGTTCTCGGCTTCTTCATCGGTTTTCAGTTCCGACAGCGTTGGACAGGTTATTCGCGTGGGCGGCGGCAAGGCTATCGTAATCACCTATACAAGCCCAACATCGGTGATCGCCGATGTCGTTCAGCCGATAACCGAGACCATCCCCAATGACCCCTCCTTGCAGCCTGTCCCGGCTTCACCGGGCGATTGGACGATAACGCCGACCACCGATGTTGTTTCCGGCCTGAATCATCTGGAAGGAAAAACCGTGGCCATTCTCGCAGATGGTAGCGTTATGGCAAATCAGGTCGTCACTAATGGGCAAATTACACTGCCAAGCGCGTATTCCTCCATTGTCGTCGGTTTGCCATACACCTGCCAAATTCAGAGCCTTTTCCTCGACCCTGCTGGCATCCCAACCGTACAAGGCAAGCGGAAAAATATTTACAGCGTCACCGTGCGCGTAAACGATAGCCGTGGTATATCGGTCGGCACAAATCAGCCTGATGCTTCGACTCAACCAAATGGCGCGACCTTGCCGTGGACGAATATGAAAGAAGTAAAGGAGCGCAACGCACTAATAACCGCTGGTAGTGCCATCCCCCTGTTTACTGGAGATTATTACATCAACGTCCCCGCAAGCTGGGATACGCGTGGGCAAGTGGCCGTCCAGCAAACATATCCGCTCCCCGCGAACGTCCTCGCCATTGTAAGTAATTACATGGTCGGAGATACGGCGTCATGATGGTCGAAACAGTCGGCGCGGAAACCATCCTAGCCATCGTAGAGGCGCTCCCCATCCATGTGGGCGAACTGAAAGAAAGTTTGCGAACTCAAGACGCGGATGAAATATTGCGATTCGGCGTGACTATCGATCAGGCGCTATGGTCTAGCTACCGCCGCTCTGTGATGCGCAAAACCGCGCTTATTAATGGCAAGGTGGCGGCTATCTGGGGTGTTGGCGGCCCATTTCTGGGTAACATCGGCCAGCCATGGCTCATCACATCGAATGAAGTACACAAGGTGTCTCCGTTGAAATTCGCACGCATCTATCAGCAAGAGGTAGATAACATGCTGAAGCTGTTTCCAAAACTTGTAAACTGGGTTGATAACGATTATACTGCCGCTATACGCGTACTCGATATTGTTGGTTTTACCATCGAGGAGCCTGAGCCAATGGGCAAGTATAATGCCCAGTACAGAAAATTTAGTATCGAGGGTTAGATGCCGCCATTTGTAATTTACGCGCTCCCCCGCTCACGCACGGCATGGCTTTCCAAGTTCCTCACCTATGGGGATTGGACATGCAAACACGATATGACCGTAGAACTTCACAATATCCCCGCTTTTCAGCGCTTCTTCGGTCAGCCTTATATCGGCACCGTTGAAACGGGTATGGTCGAGGGATGGCGTTTGGTTGAGGCGCTCGTGCCCGATATCCGCGTGGTGGTTATCCGCCGCCGACTGCAAGATGTAAAAGACAGCCTCGCCAAGTTTGGGCTCTCCGCCGATGAGGATTTGGCCCGCCGCGACAAGCTTCTCGATGAGGTCGAAGCCGATGGCGCTCTCAGCATAACTTATGATGAGCTGGACACCATGGAAGGCTGCAAAAAAATCTTTGAATATTGTCTGAATATCCCGTTTGACCATAAGTGGTGGCTGGGCTTGCAAGGAGCGAACATCCAGATTGATATGGACGCCCGCATCAAGCGCCTGACCATGAACCGCGCTGGCATCGAGAACCTCAAACGCGAAGTGGGGGCACTATGCTCCAACTAGAACGCTGGGCCACTTTCTACCCTGAATGCATCGCTTTATTCGATGCACACAATACAGAAGTCGGCGAAAGCCCAACCGACATGCCATTCGACCCGGACATTGATTCTATCGCCGCGCTTGATGCTGCCGATCAGTTGCAGATCGTGACGGCGCGTAAGGACGGCAAACTGGTTGGCTACTGCATGTTCACTATCGGCAATAGTCTTCAGAGCAAGGGCGTTTTGTGTGGCACGCAAGCGGCATATTATCTGAAGAAGGAAAACCGCCCTAGCGGACTTGGCATAAAGCTGTATCTGGAATCGCTGACACACCTGAAGGCGCGAGGTGTGAAAAACGTGTACCCGCATCATTGGCTTCGCGGCGATTCTCCTAAGCTAAAAACGTTCTTCGAGCGCATTGGCGCAGTGGAACTGGAGCATGTTTACTCTCTCTGGATAGGTAATTAAATGGTTTGTATTACAGTTCCGTTGATGGTCGCCGCAGCAGCGGTTGGGGCGGTTGGGTCTATTCAAGCTGGCAACGCCGCCTCTGCTGCGGGGAAATTTAACTCGCAGGTATCGACGAATAACGCTGAGATCGCTCGACGCAACGCTACCTTCGCTGGACAGGAGGGAGAGATCGCGCTTGGAAACCAAGGCATGAAGGCCGCCGCGAAAACAGGGAAAATATTAACCGAACAGGCTTCCAGCGGTGTGGATGTGAACTCAGGGTCGTCGCTTGCTGTGCGTGATAGTCAGAAGGTTTTAGATAAGCAGGATGCTGCTACTATCCGCTCCAATGCAGCGCGTAAGGCGTATGGTTTTCAGGTCGATCAGGCAAACGATATGTCAGAAGCCCAGCTATATCGTTCAAAAGCTAAAGCCGACAAAACCGCAGGCTATATCAATGCCACATCCACCATTCTTGGTGGTGCTGCAAACGCCAGTCAGGCCGGGGGTTTTGGTGGCGGTGGCGAACCGAGCGGCAATTCATACAGCGATTTCGAGTCCGGGCATTCTATTAACGAAGGTCTTGGAGGGCTTTATTAATGGCTGTCAGCTATAGTGGAGTGCCCGAAGAGCAATTAAGCGGCCAAGCTATGCCCGGATTCAGCGTGCGTGCAAATGCCGACAGCATGGGTGCGCAAATTGGTCAGGCCACGCAGCGCATCGCAGCGCAAGCCGAAGACTTGACCGTAAAATATGGTGAGCAGGCAGCCGAAGCGCGGGCCAATGATCTCATAGCGAATCACTGGGCACCAAAAGTTTCCAAGATGACAAATGACTACCAGCAGAAGCAGGGCATGGATGCGCTGTCCGGCTTTGCTCCTTTGCAGGAGGGATTGAAGCAATCCCAGAGCGAATTGCTCGCACAGGCAAAATCGCCTTATGAACGCGCTATCTTGTCGAAATACACGAGCAACCGCACCATGCAGGAAATGGATGCGGCCCAGCGCCATCAAAGCACGCAGTTGACGGCCTATGAAGACAAGTCGCACGATGCGTTCGTCAACACGCTTTCCGATAACGCGGTAACGAATTATAATGACCCGTATGTGGTTGATAGCTCGCAGGCGCAGTTATTCGGTCAAATCGAAAAACATGCCTTAGATCGCGGCGTTGAACCAGATAGCCCAATCATCGCAGAGCAGCAGCGTACTGCGTGGGGGAAAACTGTCGGTGCCATGGTCAACCGCGCCACGCTCACGGGTGATATCCATGAGGCGAATCGCATCTACTCTCAGAATGCCGATGTGATTCCCGGCTACCAACGGCTTGAAATTGACAAATCTCTCCATGCAGAGAATATGAAATACACTGCCTCGCGCAATGCAGATGCCTTGCTTGGCGGCGACCCGCTGCCTGCTCCGACCGGGAGCGTCCCGCATGTGCAAGCGACCGTTGCAAACGTGGCGCACTCGCAGGGCATCGACCCTAACCACGCGTTGACGGTGGCAAGTATCGAGTCCAGCTTTGGGCAAAATCTGGGTAAGCGTGGTGATATCGGCCAAACTGGAAAAGGTGGGGATTTGCAGGAGCAGGCCTTCAATATGGCTGTCGAAATCAAAAAGGGCGATACTGCCGCGACCAAAGCGCTTGGACGTAAAGCCGAGCCATGGGAAGGATATGCCTGTTATCAGCAGGGTGTTGGTGGTGGCCCAGCTTTGTTGAAGGCGGCCCAAGCTGACCCCACAGCGCGTGCTGTTGATGTCCTGCTGCCATTGTATGAAGGCGACCGCAAAATGGCGCTGTCTGCTGTGGTCAATAACGGCGGAAATGCGACGATGACCTCCGGCCAATTCCTCCAGTATATCAAGAATAATTACGACAACCACGCCAAGCGGGCGAAGTGCGAGTTCCCGCGCATGAACGTGCTGACACCGGGCATTACTGACGCCGCTGCCACGCCTGTGGCAATCACCCCGACCGTGCCGGGTAACATCGACTTGAATAACCGTCCAGTTGTCAAAAATTCTGATGGGTCGGTAAGCACCGTTAAGTCCGTCTCTGTCAACATAGATGGGAAGGAAGTTCTGCTTCCCACCATCAGCGATGACGGCAAAACGATGACTACAGATGAGGCCGTGCAAAATTACAAAAAAACTGGCAAGCATCTGGGTATATTTAATACCCCCGAAGAGGCCACGCAATACGCTGTGCAGCTTCATAAAGACCAAGAAAAGCAATACGCAGCGCCCGACACCATTTTAGGCTCCACGCCACCAGCCACCATCGGCGATGATATTGTAGCCGCCCGCGACACAAAAGGCGTTGCTGTGCAGCCGGGTGCCACTCCGATGCAGGCGCTGCTGAATTTCGATGAGGTTTACCCATCAGCCCTCCAGCGTGCGCAGGCTATTCCAAACGTCGATGAGCGCGAAGCCACCATTCAGGCGCTGAATCAGAAGCGTGCTGTTTATCAGTCGGGGGCTACGGCATGGAAAAACAAATTCCTGAACGATGCCCAGAACCTCGCCATCAATCCCACCTTCACATCCATCGACCAAATCCCACCTGATATGCGTGCTGCTCTGGTCGATAGCCCACAGACCATGACTTATCTGGAGACGCGTGCGAATTATAATCTGGAGAAGAGCGCAGGCGTAACGAGCAAGGATGCCAAGGAATATGGCGGCTCGTTCTATGATGTATTCAGCGGTATCCATTCCGGCAAAATCAACAATGTCGTCGAGCTGCAAGGAATGGTCGGCAAGGGCCTTACCATCTCTGGTTATGATAAGGCAGTGAAAGAGCTGTCTGGTAAAGGCACGCCGGAAGGCGAAGCGGAATCGCAGATGAAAAAGCAGGCATTTGATGTAGCCAAATCCCAAATCTCTGGTAAGAATGAAATGATGGGATTGCGTGACCCTAAGGGCGAAGAACTATATTTGAAATGGATGCAGTTGGCGCTTCCAGCAATCGAAAAAGGTAAAGCCGAGGGCAAGAATTATACCCAGCTTTACAATCCAGAAAGCCCAGATTACATCGGAAAATCCATCCCTATGTTTAAACGCTCCATGACCGAGATGCTGGCTGACATCAATAACGAGACCCTTCTCGGCGATAATACCGCCAAGGAAATCAAGCAAGATGCCAATGGTGGCGCTCCGGCTGCCGCCGCACCTGTGACTCTTTCCAAAGCCGAGCTCGCTGACAGCCTCACCGCTGGCAAGGTAAAAGGCCCGCGTGGTATTGCCGCCATTAAAGCCTCTCTACGCGATGGCAAAATCACCCGTGCCGAAGCAAATGATCTGCTTATCCAGCATGGCTATGCCCGTGCGCCCACACCTTCTGTGCAAACGGCAGAATAAATGGCCGCGACCTTACCAACCACAGATGATCTGCTCGGAGCTGAACAGGATGGGCAATTGCCTACCACCGATGAGCTTCTGAAAGAAGACTCTCCTCTGGAGACGCTTGGTAAATCGGCGCTGACCTCCCTTGGTTCGATGTACGCAGAAGGCAATGCTATGCCCGCCTTCAAGGCCCCGCCACAGGAGTTGAATGAGGCACAGCGTGCCCTCATCAGCAATGGCCCGGTCGGTAAAATCGCTACCGCTTTTGGTGAGGGGTACAAAGAAACATTCGGTGAAGACCCGCTTGGCGCTTCTGACCCAGACACCACTAAGGCTATGCAAAAACTCGGCCTTTATAATGACTACTCCGCAGGCCAAAATAACATCGCAAAAAGCGTGTTCGAGGGCATGGTTGTCCCAACCGCTGATGCAATGTGGCGCGAGTTTATGGGTTGGCAAGGCGGTGCGCAATCTGCCGTAATGGAGTTTGGCAACCAAGTAGGCTCTCCCGCTCTTGGCCGCGACCTCGCACTCGCTCTGGAAGGCTTCCCAATGGGAGGGCATATTCCTCATAAAGCTGTGCCCAAAGGTGAAATGCCGGAGATGCTCGCTAAAGCCAAGGTCAACGGCGTGCTGGATGGTGAGAAGGTTTACTTCGGCATGAAAGAGCCGACACCGGAGCAGGCAGCAACTATGCAGGCAACGGAAGCCCGCATGCCCGTTGGTGTGATGGATGAGCCTGTAGGGCCTTCGGCCAATCAGCTTGCCCGTCAGGAAAAACCGGAGGTGTTTGCCGAGTATGATGCAGCGGCCACTCGTATGGACTTGCTGCGTAGCGGTATCGACAATCTAAAGGCGGAGCGCTTAGCTGCCGCTGAAGCAACCGCGCCACATATTCAGGACATCGAAACCCTGAAGGCAAAGCTGGAAGATGCCAACCCCCGCAAAAAGAAAATCTACCAGTCGAAGATCGATGACCTCGAAGCGAAGAACGCTGAGTATATCAAAGAGCAGACCACGGGCGATTCGCCGGAGATGGCTAAGCTGCGTGAAGGCATCCAAGAATTTGACCTGAAGCGCCGCGACCTCGCGCCACAGGTGTCTGAAGCTTATCGCTTGGCCCATGAAAAAATGCCAGAGACCGTTGAAGCCATCGACACGCTGGCTGCCGAGCCAGAATCGACAATCAAAAGCCCATGGGAACAGGTAGCTGAGAAAGCAATCGTTGATGCGCAGGTAGAAGGCCGTCCGATTGAAGAGCAAAAAGCTGCCATCATGGAAGATACCAAGCGCCAGCTCATGGAAGCGGGCCGTCCAGAGGATGAGGCTATCGCAGGCGGTCAACTGGTCGCTGAATACTACGCCACTCGTGCGGAGCGTTTTGGTGGCAAACTGGGCACCGCAGAAGCCCTTTATAATCGTGAGAGCCCTGTCATTCGTCGTGGCCGTGAGCGCGGCGAAGTTCGTGGCGGTCGCCAACTGTTCCAAGGCGCTGGGGAAGAGGCGGGCAAATACGGACTCCCCGGCTTCTACTCGAAAATGTATCAATCGCTGGGCGAGAAGCTAAACGCTTCCGGCACGCCGGAACAGATGAAAAAGCAGGTCGATTCTTTCGTCAAGAACGGTCAGTTCAAAAAAGATGAGCTTTACTGGTCGGGCCTGAACGAGTATCTCGACTCCCTGCCCAAAGACCAGAAGGTGAACAAGCAGGAGCTGATGGATTGGCTCGACAAAAACAAGCTGGAAATCCGTGAGGATGTCCGCTCCGTTAATGATGACAGCAAGAAGGGCAGCTTTACCGAGGAAGATGTTTACATCAACGATAATGGCACCCGGCTCGACTTAGAAGAAGAAGACCCATATCTCTTTGGTGAGGAGGTCGAGCAACAAAAAACTATGTTCCATGAAGACCATGGTGATGACCCGAAGGAGTATTACGAGAAAGAGGGTGAGCCTGATAGCGACCCATATCTTAATATCGAGGAAAATGAAGACGGCACCAAAACCATAGAGTGGAACAACGAGGCCATTGAGGAATATGCGCAAGAACGCGCCCGCGATAGCCTAGAGGATATGGCCGATGTCGTTTATGATGCTGATGTAGGAAACAACGCACATAACTTTAAAATCCATATTAACGACATGAATGGCGAATGGCGTTTGGTTGATGAGGATACGGGCCGTGAACTTGATAGCGGGAGTGGCCGTAGTCATCGCAATCTTCTTCAGGAAGCTCGTTCAGCGCTCTGGGAGCATCTTTGGAATGAGGACATCATTCAAGGCGAAGAGCGTGGTGAAGAGGGTGCTACGACCTACAGCGACTACCAGCTAGAGGGCCCTAAAGACGACTATACCGAGTTGCTCATTACGTTGCCGCAAATCCCCGACACAGGCGTGCGCCAGCATGGATGGAGCGCCGACGAGCCTGTTATGATGCACACGCGCTTCAACAGCCGTAAGGACGCTGACGGCAAAAACGTCATGTTCGTGGAAGAGGTGCAATCTGACTGGCACCAGCAGGGGCGTGAGAAGGGCTATTCAGACCCCGTAGCCGCCGATGCAATTAACAAAACACTCTCTGACCTGAACTATAAGATTTATGAGATTCAAGGTCACATTCTTAAACGCGGCGAGCACTATTATAGACTTCCAGAGGGAACCCCTGAATCAGAATTAAGGGCATTAAGAGAAAGCGCTAATTATGAGAACAAGGGCGGCGAACTCAAGCCTTACGAGGACTCTCAGCTTGAGGATACCATCAATAGGTCAGAAAAGCTCAATGACGACGAGGTGAAGGCGTACCGTGCTGAGCTTGATGAGGCCGTAGATAAGCGCGATGCGGCGAACAAAGAAGAGGAGCGACTGCGCTCCGGCGTAGCCAAGGCACCCTTTGATGACATGAACAAATACACCGAACTCGGCATGAAGCGTCTCATCGGCTGGGCTATCGAGCATGGCTTTGACCGTGTGGCATGGACTACGGGTGAGCAGCAGGCAGAACGCTATTCGTCAGCCCTCCAGCGCGATGTGAAAGAAATCCGCATCTCGCCAGAGGTCGTCACCGATGAGTCCGGCGCGGTAACGGGCGTGAAGGTAGATGTTCGCCGCTCTGGCGGGAGCAGCGTGTCGGAGTTCATTGCTAAGCAGGTCAATGGGCAGCAGGACGGCGACTATGTGCGCCTGAATGAAAAGCAGCTTGGAGACGTGTTTGGCAAGGGGTTGGCGGAAGACATTTTGGCGCGTGCTAAAGAAGCAAGCCAGCGCCCAGAAAAAGATTATTCTCAGGAACTCGATGCCGCCGTTGCAACGGAGCAAAAAGCGCGTGACGCTTATTTAGAAGAGACAAGCAAAGGCGAAGAGGGCAATCCGATTTTGCGCCGTCAATTAGACAGAGAATTGCTAACGGCACGCCGCGCCTTGGACGACCTCCTTGAAAAAAGCGGGACAAAAGACCAAGTTATTTCCGGCCTCGACATCAAAATCTCTGACAAGGGCATGAAAGAGGTGTACGACAAGGTGCTGGTCAACATCACCAACGGCATCATCAAGAAGTTCGGCGCTAAGGTTAAGCCCGTCAAAATTGACACCGATGTGACGGGCGTGGAGATTGTCAACCCTGAGGCCATTCCAACGTATGCAGATATTAACCGCACCGTTCAAGCCATGGGGCATAAGCGTGATATAGAGCTGGGGATAGAAGCCAAAAACCGTGCCGATTTCTTTGTTGAAAAACAAGGGCTGACACGGGCCGAGGCTGAAGAAAAAGCAGCTTCGCAAATGGAAATGGCAGCTTCCGGTGGCACCTTTACCTACGAAGATGCAAATAAGCTATACCGCGCTACACAGCTAAAAAACAAGCTGGAAAAGTTTGTCGAAAAATCCGACGACAACTTCAAGCTAACATCTGAGCCCGATGGCATCCCCGGCATGAATGACCGCATCAAGGAGGTGTTCTCTGGATTGGGTAAATTCGCTGAGGGCATTCGAGATGATTTCGGCATTGAGTCAAACGAGGTGCCTATCCATAACGACCAGTGGGGCTTCGACATCACGCCAGAGATGCGCAAATCCATTGGCGAAAAAGGGCAACCGCTCTTCCAAGGCGCACGCGGTAAAATCAAACTGGCTACCGAGGATGCCAAGGCTGTCATCTCGCTGTTCAAATCTGCCAACGCCTCGACCTTCGTGCATGAGACAGGCCATCACTGGTTGGAAGACCTTATGCAGGATGCCAAGCATGAACACGCCCCCGGCGACATCATCAACGATGCTTCCGCAATTCGTAAATGGCTTGGTGTTGTAGAAGGAGAAGAAATCCCCACTCGTGCGCATGAAAAGTTCGCGCGTGGCGTGGAGCGCTATTTGATGGAGGGCGTTGCACCTAGCAAAGAGCTCGTTGGAGTTTTTGCCAAGTTCAAGGACTGGCTGACCAAAATATATCAGACGGTGCAGAAGCTAAAAGCGCCTATCAGCGACGATGTGCGCGGAGTCTTTGATCGTATGCTCGCTGTTAAGCCAGAGAAAATTGTTATCGCCGATGAGCCGCATACCGTAGCCACCTTGGCCGATATCCATGCTCGTGAAGCTATCAACACACCACCTGAACAAGCAGGTCTTGCCCGTGATCGCTTGCGCACGGAAGCTGACCAAATGGTAAAATTACACGCACCGGAGGAATATGATGGACTTAACCGAGCAACAGACGAAGCTACAGGACAGCCAGAGCCGGGTCAGCTACCTCCAGAACAGGCTGGAGGACAGCCGCCACCCACCGCAGAAGAGGGAATTGCTCCAACACCTGCTCCAGTCGGCACAGGCGGAGGTGACGCTGGCACAGAAGGCACTGGGACACGCCCAGAACCCGTCGAGCCAACAGGCCCAACCAGCCGACTCGGACGCGCCGATAACGGACTCGTAGATAAAGCTGGCAACATCCGCCTCGATAATCTGAATACGCCGGAAGATGTGAACCAAGTGCTGCGCGAAGTCGCCGCCGAAAACGATATGTTCATGACCGAACGCCGTGGCGTTATCTCTGATGCACAAGCTCTGGATTTGGCTGATGCCCTTGGCATGGATGCTGCAAAGCTGAACATGCGCCAGATAGGCCAAGCCTTCAATGCTGAGCAGGTCATCGCAGCCCGTAAACTGCTTATCCAGTCTGCGACAACCACTCGTGATGCAATGGCGAAAGCTGCCAACGGTGCCGAGCAGGATGTCATGGCCTATGCAGCCGCCAAAGACCGCCATCTGATGATTCAGGCGCAGGTCTCCGGCATTACCGCAGAGGCAGGCCGCGCATTGCGTGCTTTCCGTGAAATCGGCGGTGGCGCTGATGCTAAGATGCTGAGCCAGTTCCTCGAAGAAAACACCGGGCGCACGCTGAACCAGCTACAGGCTGAAGCCAAAAAAGGCATGTCACTGGATACACCGCAGAAGGTGTCGAAATTCCTTCAGGACAGCCAGAAACCGAAGTTCTCCGACATGATGTTAGAATATTGGATTAACTCGCTGCTTTCTGGCCCTATGACGCATGTAAAAAACATCATGGGCAACGCCTTGCTTGCGGTCAATGCGGTCGCCGAAACTGCGATTGCTTCCCAGATCGGCAAAGGTATCGAAGTAGTGACGGGTGTGAAAGCTGATCGCGTGGAGTTGGTGGAAGCAAAGGCGCGTTTCTTCGGAATCACGCAAGGTGCTAAAGACGGCCTCGTGGTGGCGGCAAAGGTTCTGCGTGACGAAGATACTATCTCTGGTATCCACACGGTAGAGCAAATTAAGCGCAAGGCTATCCCCGGCACCGCTGGTAAGGTTATTCGTATGCCATCACGCTTCTTAGCGGCAGAAGATGAAATCTTCAAAGCCATCGGCTACCGTCAGGAAATGAACGCCTTGGCATATCGCACAGCCTCTAAAGAAGGCCTGTCTGGTGATGCGTTCAACCAGCGTGTCGCTGACATTCTAATGAACCCAACCGAAGATATGATGTCCGCTGCTGTTAAAGCGGCTGAGTACCAGACTTTTACCAAGTCTTTGGGCCCGACCGGACGCGCTATCCAGAACTTTGCAAACTCACACTTCATGGCTAAGTTCTTGGTGCCCTTTATCCGCACGCCGACCAACATCATCAAATATGCTGGTGAGCGCACGCCTCTGGCTGTCTTCTCCGAAGAAGTCCGCAACAACCTCTCTGGCCTAAACGGCCCGATTGCTCGTGATACCCAGCTCGCCCGTATGTCGCTCGGTACGACTATCGCTGTTGCGGTAGCCGCTTATGCCGCCGAAGGCGTTATCACAGGAGGTGGCCCTACAGACCCCGAAGAACGCGCCATGCTCCGCATGACGGGCTGGCAGCCATACAGCATCAAGATCAACGGCGCTTACTATAGCTATCAGTGGGCTGAGCCAATGGCGACCATCATGGGCATCTCTGCTGATATGGCAGATGTGGCGTGGAATATCGCCGATACCGAGGACACTGAAAAAGCTGTTAAGGCAGGCTTGAAAGCGATTTCAAAAAGCATGATGAGCAAGCTGTCGTTGCGCGGCGTGTCCGACTTCATTCAGATGGCAGCAAATCCAGATATGTACGGTGAGCGTTACATCCAGAACTTCGTCAGCAGCTTCGTGCCTAATGCTTCAGCTCAGGCCGCCCGCTCTATCGACCCTGTGCAGCGCGAAGCCCGCGACATCGTTGATTCCATCCGCGCCAAGATACCGGGCAGCCGTGAAAAGCTACTGCCTCGCCGTGACGTATGGGGCGAGCCAATGACATCTGAAGGCAGCGTTGGGCCCGATATCGCCAGTCCTATTTTCCAGAGTCGCGTCAATCTCGACCCGGTAAACCAGCGCCTTATGGCTATCAAATATTTCCCATCTCGCATTGACCGTAAAATCAACGGCGTGGAGCTCACCCCGGCACAATATGATGACCTTGCCAAGACCGCAGGCAAACTGGCTAAAATCCGCCTAAACGCCGCCATAGGAACGCCCGGCTTTGCATCTCTCCCGGTATTCGCCCAAGTGCGCACGGTAAGTAATATCATGGATGTATCGCGTGAGACGGCCCGCAAAATCATCATGATGAAGAACCCGGACATTATCCGCCAAGCCACCAACAACAAGGTTCGCGCGGTGACGGGCGTGCATAAATAGGCCATAAAAAAACTGGCCAAACCACTAAATAACGTCTATTATAGCTTCCAAGAACACCAGATAAGGTGTCAGCCCATAAAGAGGCAAGCGCGTGACGATATCAACTACACAGAACTCGACCACTGTATTGGGCAATGGTGTAACGGCTTCGTTTGATTTTTCATTCGTCGCCGACAGCGCCGCGTATATTGCTGTCTATTATTCCGACCCGGACGGGGACATCTCCCTCATTCCGCCAGCCCAATATACACTTTTTATCAATCCCCCCGCCGCAGGCCAAATCTGGGGTGTTGGTGGCACCGTCACCTATCCGCTGTCAGGGGCACCCATCCCTGAACTGAGCAGCCTCACGATTGTCCGTACACTGCCTTTGGTGCAGACCACGACCATCTCAAATCAAGGTGACTTCGCTCCGATTGTTATCGAAGAAGCACTCGATGAATTAGAGATGCAAATTCAGCAGATCGGCGCAGCGCAGGCACGCGCGATTCAAATTCCGGTGGTTGACCCAACGGATATTATCACCACCCTTCCGCCCGCCGCGCAACGCGCTCTCAAATACGCCGCTTTCGATGAGAACGGCAATGTCATTGCTGTAGAGGGCACCGGAGGAGTTCCCCCCACGCCGATCAATACATCGGTCAATCCGGGCTTCACCACCTTTGTCATCAGCCCAACGGAAGTCCCCGCCATTCCTGTCAGTGGGCTTGTGGTTTCCCTTCCCGGCGGCACCGCCATTCTCGATAATGAAGAGGTTGAGTTCGCTACTTTTATTCCGACTCTTAGCATCAACACCATCCATGATTACTGGCTGAATGGCGATGGCACGTGGACGATTGAAACCGCGTCCACAGACAATTATACGATCTTACCCCACTACGCCGACAAGGTTCATGTCTGGCAGGTCAGCACAGGGCCCACCGTCATCACCGCCATTAATATCATGGCGAATACCTATCCGAATGTTTACAGGCCAAACGATATCGCTGGCAGCATTGATACCTTCGCTGAGACGTTTTACCTCTACAACGTCACCACCAATTGGTCGTCCGGCCTATCTGTCACGTATGGGCAGATTTTGCTGACTGCGGCAGGGAATGTCTATCAAGTATTTTTCCCCGGCACCACAGGCCTGACCGCGCCGTCTTCAACTGCCGCTGGCCAGATCAACGATGGCAGCGCCATCCTGTTTTATTACTGCCAGTCTTCGTATTTGGGCATGTTCCGCTATGCACCTAACAACGGTGCTGAATATTACTTCACGAATATCGGCTTGGAAAGTGTCTGCCATAAGACACTTCTTACCGGAAGTCCTCTTGGTAATCCCGCAGGCACCACCGTAGCTTCGATGGTTAAAACCCATTTGCTGGGGATATTCAAGCATCTCATCGGCAACCGCGTCAATTCCGGCACTTATGCTTTCGGTCAGAAAATGATTGCTGGCGGCTATATCTGGCTGAATACCACTGTCGCAGGCGGGGTCGCGGCTGGCTCTTCTCCATTCAGCGGGACATATACCCCCGGCACCTCGACGGTGGTGGATGGCACGATCACATGGAAGTGCATCTACGTCTCCTATGCGTCCCAAAAATGGTTCTGGATGAATGTTGATCGAACCTTCTTGGATTACCGATTCCCCGATTCTCACGATAGCTATGCATCAACCTTGGCAAGCCTGCTTTCCCGCTATATCCAGCTAACGGCTGATATCTCATGGATGTCTGGGGCGAGCCTCCAGCCTAGCGGCTCTGGCACGTTTTGGACATACGAGGAGCTGTTTGGGTACATTATTGACCAGAACCTTGATACGCAGATCGTCAACTTCCTCACCAAGACTTTCCAGTATGATATCAACCCCTCGAACGGGTCGGCTTTCACCACGCAATATCTGGAAGATAACTGCGAATCGGTTAAAGGCTATCGCTCCGCCGCTTATGTGTACGGCGAGCTAGGGGACAGCACCCGTCAAACGGCAGCGCTGGATAACGTGACCTATATCGGCGCGGGCGTAGCGGCGCTTTATAATACCACTTATAACCTATTCGCCACCAATTACGGACAAGATGTAAGCACATGGGCCACCGACAGCGAGATCGGCTGGTATCCGTATCTGCAAGCCCAGTTTTTCCCTGAGCTTTGCGCTGTGCCGAGCATTAACGACGACCAGTTCAAATTAATCCGCTACAACGTGTCCCTGAAGTGGCCTAACTATTTCCAAGACAAGGGCATCGATGTCTTCCCCAACGCCTTCCTCGGCTATCTGGCTGGCAGGTCGTGGCAGGATACGGCAAAGGCATATGACTTTGTGGAAAAAGTGGAGCGCTATTATGTCAGCGGCGGCTCAATTGCTCAAGGAGCTCTCACGCCTTCTGGGGGCACCACCATCGCTGAGTGGGGCTTTTATCTTGCCACCAAAGATATTCTAATCCCATCCTTTACCATTTTGAATGCCGATACCGGGTCTATCAATTTCCTCGATCAAAGTGGCGAAGTTCTGACGTTTTCTGGTGGCTCCATTGGCAATCTGACAGGCGCGATTACGTCTGTGGGAACCGTCACATCTTTGGGCTCGTTTAACTCCTCGCAATTAGCAGGTGCGCTGACGGATGAAACGGGAACAGGAGTCGCAGTTTTTTCCACGTCTCCTACGCTTATCACTCCTAATCTCGGCACTCCCACCCTCTTGGTTGCTACAAATGCCACGGGCACAGCAGCGGGATTGACGGCGGGCAACGTAACCACCAATGCCAATATGACCGGAGCTATTACTTCGGTCGGCAATGCCACTTCGCTTGGGTCTTTTTCCTCAGGTCAGCTTGCAGCAGCGGTAACAGGTGAGACGGGGACAGGCGCACTCGTATTCGCCACCTCCCCTGCTCTGGTAACGCCAGCTCTGGGCACACCAACTTCCGGGGTGCTTGCCAGTTGTACGGGGCTGCCATTAACTACGGGTGTGACGGGGAATCTCCCCGTGACCAATCTCAATTCTGGCACCTCTGCATCCGCCTCTACATTCTGGTGCGGTAATGGCACATGGAGCACTCCGGCTGGTACGGTGACTTCGGTAACGGGCACAGCCAACCGCATTACCTCTACTGGCGGTGCGACTCCGGTTATAGATATATCGGCTTCCTATGTTGGACAGGCGAGCCTTGTCACGGTAGGCACACTGACCACTGGTGCCACGGGTGCAGGCTTTACTGTAGCGCTCGGTACGTCAACGATTACGGGTATTCTCGGCTCTGCTAACGGTGGCACCGCCAACGGGTTTACCAAATTCTCTGGTGCAACAACGTCAGAAAAAACCTACACGCTGCCAAACGCTAATGCGACCATTTTGACGGATAATGCCGCAGTAACGGTGGCCCAAGGCGGCACCGGACGTGCAACAGGCACGACTGCTTATGCATTAATCGCCACCGGGACAACGGCTACTGGCGCACAGCAAACCCTAGCCAGTGGCGCTACCACTGAAATCTTAGTGGGCGGTGGCGCATCTGCCCTCCCGGTATGGACAACGGCTACTGGAATAGGTGCGCCTGTTCGTGCGGGCTCGCCAACCCTAACAGGTGTTCCGCTTTCCACCACTGCTGCTGTCGATACAAATACTTTCCAAATCGCTACCACTGGTTTCGTTTTGGCTCAGGCCGCATCTGCTGCCCCGCTGGGCGATGCCACAACCGCTTCCGTTGGCACATCCACCCGCTACGCCCGCGCCGATCATGTGCATCCCGGTCGTGAGGTTCTGGTGGCGGCTCGTACTTATTATGTCTTAACGACAGGCAGTGATTCTAATACCGGGCTGGTCAATAATGCTGGTGGGGCTTTCCTGACAATCCAGAAGGCCATCAACACTGCTGCAATGTTGGATTTGTCTATCTACAACGTCACCCTTCAGGTTGGCGCAGGGACATATACGGCAGGAGCCAGTGTTATAGCCCCGTGGGTAGGGTCTGGGGTTGTAACCCTTGTGGGCGACACCACTACCCCCGGCAACGTGCTTATTAACGTAGCTGGCGGCACGGCTATTTCGGCAAGTAACGGCGCTGTTATTTCTGTCGGTGGGTTTGAAGTCCGTGGCGGCGCTGGATATGGCATTGGAGCATTTGCCAATGCTACCGTTAATATCACGGGTAAAATGAAATTCGGCGCGTGTTCAAATGCACATCAGTACGCTGACACAGGTGGCTTCATCAACAATATCGGTGTTGCCTTTGAAATCAGCGGCGTGTCCCCCGTTCACGCACAGACAACTTACGGTGGCACGATCTGGGCTGTATCTCAGACCATCACCATCACAGGAACCCCCGCCTTCGCCGCCGCGTTTTGTGTCGCGTCAACAGGCGGCCTTATTCGCTTTGCGGCTAATACATTTTCAGGGGCAGCTACAGGTGCTCGATATAACGCTACCTTAGCGGGCGGTGTTAATACCGAAGGCGGTGGGGCTACCTATCTGCCGGGGAATGCTGGCGGCACTGCCACAGCACCCGGTTGGTATAATTAATTAATTTTTCTATAGGAGTTATTATGGCACTACCAGCAACCGGACAAAGCCTGCTCGCACAGCAAATCCTCGATCAGAATTTCTGCCCACAGCTTTCGGCTATTTTGGCGGTAGGAGCGGCCTCCGCCAGCATCACCTTTACACCAGTCACGGGACGCAACCGCCAGACGTTCAAAATCACGAACAAAGGCGATAACGGCGCTTATATTGCATGGGGATATGGCTCGGCTACCGCCGTGGCATCGTCTGCTACCCCAGCCGTCAACTGCGATTATGTGGCCGCTGGCGCTATTCTGACGCAAGATTTTCAGGTGGCCGCTGGCCCTGTAAATACTATCGCGGCAATTCAGGACGGTGGCGCTACCAATCTGGAAATCAGCATCGGCTTCGGGCAGTAATATGGTATATAAATCCAGTAAAAAATTTGGTGCCGGGGCCACCTTCGTTAATTCGGTGAGCAGCAGCAATTCTTCTTTGACGGTTTCCCCTTCGACGGGCGCGGTCGATGCTGTAATAAACGTAGCTCATGCCAACACATGGGCGGCTAACCAGACGTTCGGCTCTGGTTTCCTCCGTCTATCAGGCTCGTCTTCTGGCACCGCTATTCTTAACGCCCCCGCTGCCGCTGCTGGAACAATCACCCTTCCGGGGGCCACTTCCACGCTGGCAACACTGGCGCTATCGGAAGCGCTAACCAACAAGACCGTAAACATGGTAACGGGCGGCATTGGCAGTGCAGGAGCTTCCTCTAATCTATTCCGCATTTCTGCCAATATCACGGGCGCGGTCACTGCCTATGGGATTCGCAATGAGCCAGCGATTCAGTCCGATGTCACAACGGTCGCCCGTGTTTACGATTCGTCTCCTTCGACGCAAGCAACAACCTATGTTCTGCCATCCCTTATGCATTTCGAGGCGCGGCTAGTCACTATCGGCGCGGGTTCCTCGGTCACGACACAGGTGGGCTTTCATGTAAACGCGGCATTAACGGGCGCTGGCACCAACTACGGCTTCCAAGGTGAGCTCGCCGCCTCCGCTGGTCGCTGGAATTGCTATATGTCCGGCACCGCCTTAAACCATTTCAACGGCGCTGTCCTGATCGGCACCACCACAGACGATGGTGTGAATAAATTACAGGTTTCTGGAACGCTTGTGGCCCGGACTTCCGTTATCGCCTCTGCTGCTGGCATTGCTGTGCCCGCTGCCGCATCCCGCACTCTCTATACCAATGAAGGTGCGTCTGGCCTTTCCTCATTTACGTTGCCCACTGCTGTTGCGGGCTATTCCTATACTTTTTATGTGCAGGATGCTGATGGGGTGCGAGTAACTGCCGCCGCAGGTGACACCATCCGCATTGCCGCCAGTGTCTCTGCCACCGCAGGCCGCATTGATAGTGTCACCGTTGGCTCTTCGGTTACTATCGTTTCTATTAACGCCACAGAATGGGTCGCCACCAGCAGCCTTGGCATTTGGGTGGTTACATAATGAAGGAGATGTCTCATGGCGCAGCGTAAACAGAGCTTTATCACACGGTTCCTTGAGCGGTTCTCCCCAGTGCTGCAACTGATTGGGCTGCTTGCTGTGGCTGTACCGACCATCATGCTTATAAATGATGCGCGTGCCTTTGGTGACAGGATTGGCTCGCTCGAAGCTGCCATCACCCGCGTCATCGTGATCGAAGAAAAGCTCAACCTAATTATTGATTTTCTGAAAATACCACACAAGCCGGAGGGTGCATATGGGAGATCTGAGCAAGTATTTTAGTCGTTCCGAACTCCAATGTAAGTGCCCCTGTGGCGGCTTGCAGCTAGGTGAGGGGTTCATTGAGCACCTGACGGCGCTGCGCACGGCATGGGGTAAACCTCTAATCCCCAATAGCTGTTGCCGTTGTATCGCCCACAACAAGGCTGAAGGTGGCGCATCGGGCTCCTTCCACCAGATGCGGGCTAAAGATCACACAGGCATCGACGGCTGCGTGGCTATCGATATCAGCACTATTGGATGGTCTGGTTCTGATCGCTGGCATTTTATCGCGCTCGCCATGAACCATGGCTGGTCGTTTGGCATATCTAAAAAGGGGTTTATCCATATAGATCGCCGCGCGGATTACCCCGGCACCATTTACTACGCTCAACCCTCTGCATTCCCGTATTGATATGGCTTTCCCCCTCCTCACGGTCATGCCGTTCGTTGAAAAGATTTTCGATACGATATTCCCTGACCCAGCCGTTGCCACTGACGCAAAACTGAAACTGCTGGAGTTGCAACAATCTGGGCAACTCGCCGAGCTGGCGGCCTCCACCGACCTTGCCAAAGGGCAGCTTGAGATAAACAAGATCGAGGCGGGGAACGAAAGCCTGTTCGTGGCTGGATGGCGACCCTTCATCGGCTGGGTCTGTGGCGCTGCCTTCGCCTATAACCTCGTCATACAGCCCTTTCTGATGTTCGTGCTGGCGGCTTGCGGAGAACCGATCATTGGCTTGCCCGAACTGGACACAGACCTGCTTGGCTGGGCACTCGGCGGCATGCTTGGTCTCGGCACGATGCGTAGCGTAGAGAAAGTAAAAGGTGTAACCCCTCTGCCATGGAAAAAATAATGCGAATCTGGATGGTCTATTGCGCGTCTTATTTTATCGGCTATAAATGCCTTATCAACGCCCTGCGCCAACTTCAAAGGTAGCCATGTATCACCTATACCGCTTTATCGTCATCATCGGGCTTCTTGTTGGCCTTATGGCTCTTAGCGGCTGCTCCTGTCGTGACTTGGGTTATTGCGCTCCCCCTTTCGGGGCCATCAAATAGCCTCACCAAAACCCGAATACTCGGCCATAGACGGGTAGCATCAATATGCAGCCGAGTATGCCGTCATACCAATCAACTTTCCCGCTCTTCGTATCGCCGTGCTTAGCGATGTTTAGTGCCACGGCAAGCGTGATGATGATTATCGTGTAGACCTTTACCCAATCCATAGCGTGTCCTTCCGTTGTTCTTTAGGTGATGGCAGATGTTTATGTCCCCGGCGTTGGTAATTTAGCCAGCGCTCGCAATGGTCTTTGCCGGGCATGCCGAGCAGCGCCACATGGTCGTACCAGCCAACAGCGAGGTCATAGAACTCACAGTCCTTGGCCGCCTGTTCGTCGCCCTTCTCACGCTTCATGGCCGCACTGGTCGTGATGGTATTGCCACAGGAGCCGACGACACACTCCACGCCCGCATCTATGGCCGGAGCTCCCATTGTCCATAGCGGGATGGCCCCGAACATGGGCACGCACGCGGATAGCAATAAACCAAGCAACGGGATTAAAAATTTCATGGGCCTAATATTGAGACAAGATGTTGCCGATGGTACTTTCACTGACGCCTTCGATCTTCGCCAGCTTGGCATAGCTCATGGGCGTTTCCTTTAGCATTTTTCTCCATTTCGCCGCGTGCTCCGCACCATAGATACGGTTTTTATTCGGCTTTTTCTGATGAGTCGGGCACCGAGATGGATGTTGCATGTCTTTTCCTTTCTGTTGGTTTGACGTAGGGGTTGGTCTCGACAAGGACTTTTTCAATCGTCGCTGCGGTTAAGCCCAGATTTAGCTCCTCGAAGGCGGTTTTACAGCCCGTTAAGGTCTTCCGCGCCGTCACTAATTCAGCCATTAGCTGCGTGGCGATATCCAGTATCTCATCCACCACGCGTGGAGAGCCCATCCCCCCGGTGGCCACGGTGCGCGTTGCCGTTAATCGCGCCAATGCATCGTATAGAGCTTCGTAGGGCGGTGGCTTAGGCGCATCTTCTTTTAAATCGTACAAAGGGCTCAGGAGAAGCGCCGGATGGATGTTCAGCGCTGACGCAAAGGCCTGTATTTTGTGAGCCTTTATCTGCGTGCCGCCTGCTTCGATTAGCGATATAGCCGCCCGGCTGCCATACCCTGTTTTTGCCGCCAACGCTTGTTGTGATAATCCGGCGAGCTGTCGATAATGGCAAATGCGATTGCCAATCAGGCAGTAAATGGGTGCGGAATTTCTCATTTTGACTCATCCTTAGATTGAGGATAGTTAAGCTCCAAGTATTGCATCATCGCCAGAAGATGCTTTCGCATAGTGGCTACAGTGCAATCCAAATCCGACATAGCGCCTACATAGTTCATTTCAGACATTCTTAGCTTAGATTGCGACTTGCGGAGCTTATCCCATGTTTTGTCGTGCTCACGCTTGGAGGCTTCGTATAGAGCCTTGTAATCCTTGGCCATCTTCACTCTCCTTTGGATTCAGTTGTGGGCGCAGCGTAGCAATATTTGCAGCGAATGAACGGCGGCTTATTATGAAAGGCGCTAGTTGTCATTTCCCATTCATGCAGCCCTTTCTCACAAGCTTTTTCTTGAAGCATTTTATTAACAAGGTTCTCTAGAACCCGAACACGGGACTTCAGTGCAAAATTAAACATCATTCATCACCTTCTATATCGTTGCGCTTAGGCTTTGTTAGGTTTAGTTGCTTCACCGCAGCTTGCAGTACGCCTCGATTTACATAGTCAAACGCCCCGTCCCCAAAATAGAATCGTGTTCCATAGGGCTGCTTTTCCCAGAAAGCATCATTATTTGCCCAGTCCTCAAAACAGCTAGACCCTTTGAAAACGTCCTGCCAGTAATTGTATTCTGGGGCTATGGATTCCCGCTCCATATATCTTGCGTTCCATCCAGCAGAAAAGGATTCCAACTTCGATGGCGGTTCCTCCTCTGTCGTGGCCTTTTCTAACCACCATTTATCGTATGCAGCTCTACACTCATCCGGCTGATGGTCGGGCCTTAAGATGGCTATTCTCTTCTCACCCTCCTTGCGAGCCGCAAGTAAGGCAGCCGATTCAATGGCGGCCTCTGGCTGTTCGGCGGATTTGGTTACATCATTGCGCATCTTCTGCCACTCCTCATGTGGCACATCCGATGGCAAATTATATTTATCCATCAAGTCTCTAAATTTACTTTCAATCGACATAATACGGTTCGCCATACATTCTCTCCATTGCGATATTAAAAATATCTTTGTCCTTTTCCATGCCGATGAATTTCCGGCCAAGCTTCATCGCGGCAATCCCGGCGCTCCCGCTTCCCATGCAATTATCCAAGACGGTTTCACGCGGTTGCGTATAAGTGCTGATGAGATACTCACAGAGCGCCAAGGGTTTTTGAGTTTTATGGAAGGTTTTTCCTTCGCTTTCAGCGGTTTTGAAATATATCACGCTGCGCGGGTATCGTTCGCCTTCAGACGCTACTCGCGTGCGACTGTATTTGCCATAAATGTCATCATCCGTTTGCTGCTTCCTAACGCCCTTGTCATAAGCCTCGCCTGCGCTCTTCTGGGGGTAGTAGGGCACCCTTCCCTTGCTAAACACCAAGATGTCCTCATGAGCCGCCATGGGGCGTATTTTGGCATTCAGAAAGCCACTGGCCTTGGACTTCTCCCACACCATGGAATATTTAAAGGCTTTGGGGTTGCTCATGACGAGCTGGCTTGAGAATGGCTGGCTTGCCGTGAATACGATGGCACGGTCTGGCTTGATGATGCGGTTATATTGCTGCCACAGATCGGCCATTGGTATGGGGCTGTCCCAAGAGCATTTGGTTTTCCCATAAGGCAGATCGCAGAATATCATATCCACGCTCTGGTCAGGCAGGTGTCGCATGAGCTGGATGCAGTCGCCATGAAGAATCATCCGCGCCCCCTATTTCAACGCCGTATAGCCAGCAAGCGGCTCGTCATCGACGCTCTGCATGGTCACGCACATGATCTCCGCCAGACCGCTCTGCTTTGGGTAGCAAATCCGGCGCTCATAGCCCGTCCAGTTGGGATTGATAATCACCGCATCTGTGTACAGAAAGTGCGAATTGCACACGATGCCGTCCTTAAGGAATCGGATATTGTAATAATCGTTTTCGACCAGAAACGCGGCCAGCTTTTGATCTTGGATGGGGAGCTCTTCTGTGGTGTTCATTAAACCACTCCTTCGAGCTTTGCCCGCGTTACGGTGGCCTCTACTGCCTTATCAGTGATATCAATAAGCGACTCGGCCTGCTCCCTAAGAAACTGGAGCATATTGACCCTGATACCCTCATCAAAGAACCTGTGATGCATGTAGTTCGCCACCGCTTCGATGGCTTGATCTTTGAGGTCTTGTTGTTTATTCGCCACCGCTATCACCTTCTCTGGTTGTTCGTCTCTTACTGGAACTGCAATCGTCGGGAGAAACCCGCATCGAACACATTTCCGTCTCCCGTCCGGGCGCTTCCTGATGTTCGCCCGTCCGCATTTGTGGCAACTCGCCATATGTCCCCCTAGAGAATATCAGGACAGCCCCTTCGCCTTTGCACCCCATGGGACTGTCCTATTTATTCTCCTTTTCTGAGCGTAGCGAAGAACTGCTTGCCGCATGGCAAGCAGCGTGCTCATCGACGAGCGGCAACTCCTCTGGGGATAGGGCATGAGGTTATCGCCGCCGCCTTGGTTTAGGAAGCCTTCGGAATTTCGTCCGTAACTTCCACTGCTGGCACGTCCACCACGCCGATAGCAGCGATGGAGAGTGATTTGACTGGCACGCCGATGTTTGCTTCCAGAGCGGCACGCAGTTCGTTTTTCTTCTTGTTTTTTTCAGCCGAGCGAATAGCCGTCAGCGCAGCTTCTTCCTGCTCTTTGATATTCTGAGCGTTGGCAAGTTCCACCTTGCCGATAACCCAGTCAATCTGGATATGCGATGAGAAATCGACCTCAACATCAACCTCGACAACCTTGCAGGTGGTCATGCCATGGCGATGGGTGTCAGAGGTCGGCACTACGATGATGTCATCCTTTTTGATGGTGTGGTCAAAGGTCTTGAACATCACGCGCTTGGCACTGTCGCCAGCTTCGTAGGTTGCCAATACGGCGCGTACATTATCGTTGATGAGGAAGATAGCGGTTGAAAGATTCATCGAAGGCTCCTGTTGTATATAAGCAGTTGTGGTTAAGACGTTGATGGTTGGGTAGAACTCGAAACATCCACGGGCGTGATTGTATTGAGCCGTGAAGCCTTCTGGTATGCCGCAGAGCGGCGGGGTGACTACATGCCCGCTGACCATTAAAGCCTCGACAACGGGTTTTGAGGACGAGGCGGGATAACATATGGAGACGGGGAATCATCCGCGAGCTCCACTGTGTACCCCAGTAAGCGGATACAATCGATATGTCCGGCGTCAAAATGAGGTTGCCCGATCAACTTTGCAAACACCTTCGCCACATCATTGGCGGGGGCAAATAGATCGCGGGGAACATACCCGCTTTCGAGGGCGAAATTGCGCACCTGAACCGTGGCTTCGTTGCGTATCTGTCTCATGTAATCCCCCGTGGTGTGGAAAGTGAAGCTAGTACATCAGGTGTTGGAAGTCAAGTGAAAATCGAATACCCTGTGTATTATTTGTCCTTGACAAGTTCCAGTGAGAGTTTCGGCGGGTCGCGCACGATGGTGGCATAGTTTGGCGGGTCTATATGGTTATCTCGCATCGCTTTCAGATCGGCAAGCAACTCCTTTTTCTTAGGCGTGCGTTCGATCTTTATGTACTTCTCCGGCAAAGCGTCGATATCTGGGATTTCCACACCCTCGGTGCTTTGACGTGGGGCGATTTTATAAACATAGCCTTCAATTTCGCTCGGCAAGATAACTTCGATCTCACCGGACTCTTTCAGGAGCGTGCCGATCTCTTCCCACGCTTTGATGATCTCTAGCCCGGCCATGCCGACGAGCTTGTCGTGATTGCCGCGTGCACGTTCAAATATCTCCTTGGAGGCCTTGATGCGGATATTCGCCGCCTCGATGATCTTGACCTGCTCCAGCACCTTCTCATCATGTTCGTGCATGCTATGCTCCTATAATATTCAACACTTCGCGCTCTAAATCTGCGCTGTCTACGCCGGGTAGAACTTCCGTGATAATGAAGGCGACCGCCTTGTCATAAAACTCCCTAAACTCTGCTTGCGACATCGCCGCGAAGCTGATGGATTTGGGGATGCATACCGTTATCGGCATCTTCCCCGGTATCACATTTAGATCATAATATCCGGTGTGGAGTTTTATTGCAGTTAAAAGTTGAGGGGTTGTGGCATAGCGATCTTGGTTGGACATTACTATCTTCAGGAGGGCGAAAAACAATCGGTGATGCCGAGGATTTCTCGCCCTCCGAATGGAACAAGTCACGATCTCGCCATGAGTTATTTCCGCGAGGGTCTCTGCGCCAATAGCATCCGTTGCTTTTAGTGCATTACCCTCGCGGATTAATAGAACATCAACAGCCATTAGCCCGCCGCTCTCGCTCCCATAGCTTTTGCAAGCAACGCCTCGCCTTGTTTCCGCATACTTTCTGCTGCTTTATCAAGCTCTTGAGCCGCATACAGACAGAAGGCGGCACCCTGTTTAACTTCGGGCGGTGCGATGATAAAAGGAACGATGGTATAACCATTGATTAGTGGTTGCTCGGCGGCAACGAGTTCAGCTTTTTTAGGTTTGTACCATGGCGATTCTTCCAGATATTGTTCAGCCGTATGACCGAGACGCTGTGCCTTGCGTGCACCTTTCACGCCGAGCCCTAACTTTGTAAGGCGTGCCCCAACCGCTGTAAATCTTGTCATGTCGCCGAGCAGTCGCAGAGCAACACCCTCTGCCGTCAGCCCCTCAAATAAACCCGTAACAAGGGCCAAATCCATCGCTCTTGTCCATTTCGTGTGAGCCGCGTGTTCCTTACGTTTTTCCATAGTATTCTCCTGTTGATTTTTAAAATTAAAATGGGATTTCGTCGTCAAGGTCAGGAGCCGGAGGTGCTGCCACCCTCTCCTCCCTTGGCTTATCTTCAGAGAGTGAGAAATTCACCCACTCCCCATCCCCCAAAGATTCCAGTGCAGCACGCAATTCTGGGGACATGCGCAGCCCTAGCTGCAACTTGCCCCATTTGTTGATGCCGATATTCCCATGATTGTGCCACTGGCCAGTAGCGACATTCTTCTTGCTGACACGATAGCGCTTATTCTCATCCATGCTATTTACCTTCTGCGATAGTTTTGGCGACGACCTCGAAGTGAGCGACGATTGCCTTGAAGGTTTTATCGTCGTCTTTCTTCATAGCGTTCAACACACCCTTATTGCCATTTTTGTAGTTGTCGAGGTCTTCAACCGTCTTTGCCTTGTTGTCGAGGCAATGGATGATGTCGTCTTTGAACTTCGTGTAGTCGAATTTCCCGTCTCTCATGAGGGGTTCTATGAAGTAGGAGACGAGCGATGTATTCAGCGGCACCTGTGTCACAGTGCCAGTTGGACGTGCGACAGGCGCATTGGTCTTACGAGGCTCCTGCTGTTTTTCACTAGCCTTGTTGCCGTCATCATCCTCGCCATGCGCGGCAGCACCCGTAATAGCGCCGAGCGAATAACGCCGGGCATAGGTAATAGCCGACCCAAGCCCCTGCGGTGTGCTCTGCACAGGTTTGACAGGATAATAGCCGCGTATCCATTCGCCGCTTTCGTGCATTATCTGCGTCATCATGACAACATTTCCTGCTTCGTCGATGTCGGTAAACTGGAGGGTGGACAGGCCGTTTTCCGCGAAATGTGGCTTAAAAACGTCGATGATAGCCGGAAGGTCGGCATAGGTGCTGGGGTTGTCGCCTCTCTTAAAGGCCGGGTTTTCTGATTGTTTTTTAGCATGTTCCATCTTTCCTTGAGCTTTGGAAAGTGCTGCCGCCAGCGCCTTCACGCTCTCACTCTGATAGGTCTTGGTCATAGGGGTTCGGCTCCTGATTTAATTAAAGCTAACACTTGCTTTTTTGGGACAGTTATGCTTACTTGAGGTATTATCTCTTAAAGCATTTATCCAATTTGCGCAAGCGAATTTTACATACAGTAGGTATTAATTTATGAAAAACGAAATCTGCCTCGATGGCAAAAAAATCTGCAACGATATCAAAGAGAAACTCAAAGAGGTTAATGTCAAAAACAAGAAGAAAAAATCTGGCTGTCCAGCGGTGTCCATCGAAGGACTATGTGGTGCGGCTGGCGTTAGCATCTATACGTTCCGCAGTTGGCGCTTGGGTCGCAATCCTAGCATCGCTAAGCTGAAAGACCTCTATGCCGTGCTGGATAAACTGGAAGCTGGTGAACCGCTACCCATTAAGGTCGTACAACCCGCGCCGGATGAACAGGAAGATTACGCCGACACTGGAGCCTGATGTATCTCCGGGCGCTAATGACGCGGGTAGTCCCGCGCAGCATCCGTTATAAACCTGAAGAACTGATATGCTATGGCTTCGCCGAGCAGATGCGTATTCTCACGCTCTCCGGCAAGTATAAGGGCATCTGGTTGCACATCCCAAATGAAGGCAAGCGCGGCAAGGTCAATATGCTCATGCTGATCGTCCTTGGCATGATACCGGGAGCACCGGATTATATCTTCGCAGGGCCATGGGGTGCGTGCTGTATTGAGTTCAAAACGCCACGTCGAGAACGCTTCAATGCCGCCATGAAAAAAGTGATTGTTCCGGCATCGAAACAGACGGTCGAACAAAAATATTTTCAGCAATGGTGCGATGCAGAAAAAGTCCCATATGCCTTGTGCCACAGCGCCGAAGAGGCATTAGCGTTTTTGAAAACGCAGGGCGCAATCTCGATCTAAATTTTATCCGCCGCTTATAACTCTTGCAATTAAATTTACGCATTCCTAATATCGGTAGCGGGGATAGATTCGCTATCGAAAAGCTGCTCTCCATCAGCCTGCCCCACCATAAAAAAATACCGATGGAGAGACACATGCAGAACGGGTGCATGTCACGCTTTGGAGGAGCAAAAAGCTAATGAATGAAACTGGCCGCCCGTGGTATCCCTTCTATGTAGGGGATTACTCCCGCAAAACTGCTCACCTGTCTCTACTGGAGCATGGCGCTTACCGTCTTCTGCTAGACCACTATTACGCCACCCGCGAACCCCTCCCAGCCGATACCGTAAAATTATATCGCATTTGCCGCGCCCGTACCCCATCGGAGCGCCGTGCCGTCGATGCTGTCGTTAATGAGTTCTTTACCAAAACAGTGTCGTCGCCCACGACTCAGTTTGACATCGAAAATGAGTCGCTGTTGCGTAACGAAAAATGCGACCGAGAAATTGATAAGATGTTGAATTATAGCAAATCACAATCAGCCAACGCTAAGCGAAGGCTCAGCCATGGCACTGCCAACGCATATGCCCGCGTGCGCGTCTCCACAACCACAACCACAGAAGAAGAAAGAAAAGAACAACAAGTTGTTCCAAAAGAAACCAAAAAGGGTACGCGCCTTTCTGTCGAAAGCCTGCCTGCTGATTGGAAGGACTTTTGCACAAAGAATCGCCCCGACCTCGACCCACAAGCGGTCTTCGACGGCTTCCGCGACTTCTGGATTGCCAAAGCAGGACGTGACGGTGCCAAGCTGGATTGGTTCGCCACATGGCGCAACTGGGTGCGGGGGCAGCGGCTTGGAGCTGTGTTGAAGAAGCCAGCGGGGATTGTGGAACGCGAAACGAAAAAAAATGTAACCACTATCGGGGGTAAACGTGACTGAAGGATTGAGCGATCTAAACCTAGAGCTGGCTCTGCTGGGCAGCATCGTAACGAATAACGACACGCTGGCCTATCTATCATTTTTGACACCTGACCACTTCCATTCACGATTTCATGCTGAGATTTACCGGGTCATGGTCGATTTGCACGAGCGCGGCACCCCGATCACCCCGTTTACCCTCAAACTGAGCCCAGAGGATGAGCAGAAATTCGAGCGCAATGGGGGGCTGAAGGATTATCTCATCCAAGCCGTCAAGGCATCGATGTCAATAATAAACCCCGTAGAGCACGCTAAACTGGTTTTGGGATACCACACAGCCAGAGAGGCCTCTTCCCTTCTAGAAACGGCATTACTTTCGGTTAATGACCCCTCTGACGGCATAACGGTGGATGAGAAGTTGGCCGTCTTGAAATCTGGTTTGGATAAGTTGGTGCTGAGGAATGGCCTTCCAGACGCACATACCAGTTATGATGTGACGCTGGCCATCCTTGAGCGGTTAAAGACGAACCCATTGCCCACATCCACGGGCATCCAGACGCTTGATGAGGCTATGGGCGGTGGTTTGTATCCCTCCCGTGCGTATGGCTTCGCTGCCCGCAAGAAGGTCGGCAAGACGATTCTGGTGGCAACCATCAGCCATAATCTGAACAAGCAGAAGAAAAAACATCTGGTTATCTGCGGGGAGATGGGTGAGGAGCAGGTGCATGAGCGCGTGTTGGCGCGTGAAACTGAATCATTCCCATCCGCGTTCCTAGGTGAGTATGGTCGCACACTGGGGTTTCAAACAAAGGTTGCCTTAGCAGCGCGTTCAGATAATCGCTGTGCGTTTTACCATGACGCGCCGGGCCTGACGTTCTCCGATCTGAAACGCATTTGCAGTCACTACGTCATCCGTGAGAATGTCGAGGGCATTATTCTGGATTACTGGCAGCTTGTCGGTGGCAAGGAAAAGGGGCAAAGCGATGCAGCGCATTTGGATGAGGTGGCCCAGTGGTTGGCATCGTTCGGGAAGAAGCATAAAATCTGGATTATCGCCATGGCGCAGATAAACCAAGAGGGGAACACCCGTGGCGGCGAAGGCATCCGGCTCGCCTTCGACCAAGTGTATGAAATCCACCGTGAGGACATCACGGCACCAGAGGTGTGGGTTGAGATGCGAGACACACGCTATACGGCATGGGCGAATATCGGAGATAAAGACAACGCCGGGTGGATAATGGAGGCGAAGGGGCCGTATTTCCGCGATGCCTAATCTGATGGGGTTAAAGCCCTACCAAAAGGGCACTAAGCGCAAACGCAAAAAGGAAAGCGACCGCGACTTCCTTGACTGGTTGCGCACACAGCCCTCAGCCGTATCCGGTGTGGGGCCTTGTGAGCCATGCCATTACCGGACGGCCAAGAACTCTGGCGTGGGTTGTAAGCCCCTATACTCAGCGATACCGATGCTAAGGGATGAACATTTGGAACAACATCGGGTGGGCCAATATAATTTTCGCCCTCGTGAATGGTGGGAAGAAAGGGTGGCTTATTATGTAGCCGAATGGGAAAAAACGCTTGATAAATAGTCGCTGGCATCTGGAATCTCACTAGGGCTACCAAATACACTTACGCATTGGGCGGGGGCGGATGCGTTTTTGTCCAGAACGGGTGCCAAACTGGCCTCGTTACCCGCCCCCATATAATAACAATTACGACATGAAACCGCCCTACGCTTTTCATCTATGGCCTTATGGACATCGGTAAATGGGCAATCGTTCAGCGAATCGTTGTTCATTTAATTATCCCCACTTTCTTTAAGTGCTTTATTTGCGCGATGACAGCCTTGCGGATTGCGGCTAGAGTTGGCTGGTTATCCCCCTGTATTGCCATGTATGAGAAATCCCCATCGGTAAAAGGTATTTTCCAGCAATCATCGCCTGTCTTATCGAAGAACCATTGACCTATATTGTAGGTCACACCATCCACAATAACTCCCTCGCCAAACGTATGCTTCGGCGCAAGTAATCCGGAGTTCGTGTTCATTCGCCAAAATCTCCTACAGGTTCAAGTTCAGCATGTGCAATTGCATCTTCTACAGCGTCTATGGTCTGGCCTTTTGCATAGGCGTACAACCGCGCCTGCTCTAAAGCTGCAAGCAGAATAGGGAATGCACTCGCCCGGTATTTAATGCGACGGTCTATCAGACTGTTGGTCATGCGGCCTCGTTTTTGGCTTTCGCCTTATTTGCAAAGTATTTCCGGCGAGCAGCGGCAGGCAAATCC